CCCGATTGATATCTTGCCTTAGATTTTTCAAATCCCTGTTTCGTTTCACATAGTTACGGAGGCCATCCTTGCCGGATCTTGTTTGGCACACCGAACAGCGCAGGGTTTCGGACCTGACTCCGTGGGATAAGAATCCCCGCCGGTTGACGAAGAAGCAAGCGGAAGATTTGAAGAAGTCTCTGTCCAAGTTCAATCTCATGTCGATCCCCGTTGTGGACCTGGATGGCCGCATCGTTTCCGGTCATCAGCGCGTGAACATCCTCAAACTGTTGGGCCGCGGGAACGAAACCATCGATATCCGGGTGCCGAATCGCAAACTATCCGAGGCGGAATACCGCGAGGCGAATCTCCGGGAGAATAAGAACCTCGGCGAATGGGATGAGGACCTGCTGGCGGCGATCGACGAGGAACTGCTCCGGGAGGTTGGGTTCAATGGGTTGGACATCAACAACGTGTTCGGGCTTGCCCCTCCTCCTGAAAGCGGGGGCGGCAAGAAAGCTACCGTATGTCCGTCCTGCGGTGCTGAAATATGAGCGACCCATCCCCTCCGGTTGCCGAAGTCGATATCAACAGGCTGGCGAAGATTCTCAACGTCACGCCGCGGCGCATCCAGCAGCTCGTTCAGGAGGGAATGCCCAAGGCGGGCAAGGGCCGGTATCCGCTCGTAGCCTGCATCCACTGGTTCATAAAATTCTGGCAGGACCGGGCGGAAGGCCGGATCGCGGGATGGGGGATCAACCAGAAGAAGGGCGGGGTGATCGCCGCGAAGGAACGGCTCACAAGAACACAGGCCGATATCGCGCAGATAGATTACGAGGAGCGTATCGGCTCCATCCATAAAACCGAGGAATGCCGCAGGTCGGCGTTCACCTTGGGCCGGGAATTGCGGGACATGATCCTTATCGTCCCGGACCGCGTGGACGCGATCCTGGCCGCGGAGAACGACAGGGCGCGGGTCAATTCGACGCTGCGGCAGGAGCTCTCTCAGGTGCTCCATGAGTTCGCGGCAAAGTGACGGTGCGGCCGTTTATGGAGAGGCGTTCCGTGAGGGCCTAAAACCCGACCCCCTCCTGACCGTCTCCGAGTGGGCGGACAAGGAAAGGATCCTCCCCCCGGTATCGTCTGCCGAGCCCGGACAGTGGCGCACCTCCCGTACTCCATATCTACGGGAGATTATGGATTGCCTCTCTCCGTCTTCTCCGGTCCAGCGCGTGACCTTCATGAAGGGCTCGCAGATCGGAGCGACCGAGAGCGGGAACAATTGGATCGGGTACGTCATTGCGATGGCGCCAGGGCCGATGTTGGCCGTCCAGCCGAACCTGGACATGGCGAAGCGGTTCTCGAAGCAGCGCGTTCAACCCACGATCCGGAACACTCCCGCGCTTCACGGCAAAGTGAAGGACGCCCGGGTGCGGGATTCCGGCAATACGATCCTCGTCAAACAGTTCCCCGGCGGGATCCTGGTTATCACCGGGGCGGAATCGGCAACCAGCTTGCGGTCCATGCCGGCGCGTTACCTGTTCATGGACGAGATAGACCCGTATCCCGACGATTGCGGGGGAGAGGGCGATCCGTGCGGCTTGGCCGAAGCGCGGACGGCTACGTTCTCTTCACGGAAAAAGATATTCGAGACGTCTACTCCAACGGAGGCGGGGCGGTCTCGGATCGAGAGGCGATACGAACTCTCCGACAAGCGAAGGTATTTCGTCCCCTGCCCGTTCTGCAAGGGAGAGCAGTGGCTCAAGTGGGGGCAGATCGTATTCGATAAGGACGAGAAGTACCGGCTCACGGGTCCGGTCCGTTATAAGTGCGAGCATTGCGACGAATTGATCGATGAGCGGTACAAGACTTGGATGCTGGAATCAGGGAGGTGGATCGCCGAGGCCCCGGGCCCCGGGAAGCCCGCCGGGTTTTTCCTGTCGTCCCTCTATTCGCCCCTCGGCTGGCTCTCTTGGGATGCCATTGCGCAGGAGTTTCTCGACGCACGGAAGACCCGAGACGTCGCGGCCCTGAAAGTGTGGACGAATACGAAGCTCGCCGAGGTCTGGGAGGAGGAAGGACTCGTCATCGACGACGGCACGCTCCTTTCGCGGCGCGAGAAATACCCGGCCGCTATTCCGGCTGGCGGGCTTGTCCTCACGATCGGAGTCGACCTGCAGGCCGATCGGATCGAGGCGTCCGTCGATGCTTGGGGCAAGCACGAGGAAAGCTGGCTGATTGAATACGCCATCTTCCGCGGGAACCCAGAGACGGACCTGAAAGTCTGGGAGGACCTGCGAATCCTCCTGGATCGTTCGTGGGATCATGAATTGGGAGCTTCCCTGAGAATTGCTGCGGGCTGCGTCGATTCGGGACACGCGACGAGCCAGGTGTACAAGTTCGTCCGCACGATGGAACACCGCAGGGTATACGCCATCAAGGGGCAGGGAGGAAAGGGACTCCCGATCATCCGGATCTCCGAGAAGCGCAATAAGGCCAGGATCAAGCTCGGATTGGTCGGCGTGGACACTTGCAAGTCGCTTATCTATTCCCGGGTGATGCTTCCCGACTTTGGGCCGGGGTATATGCACTTCCCTACGTCGGTAGGTGAGGATTACTTCTCTGGGCTGACTGCGGAGAAGCGGGTCATCCGGAAGGTGCGCGGCAAGGAAATTGAGGAGTGGGTCAAAGTCCGGGCGCGAAATGAGCCGCTGGATTGCCGTGTCTATTCGCACGCGGCGCTGGATCTCCTGAAAATAAGGGATTGGGATCGGCTGGCGTTAAACATCAAGCGGCAGGCGGAGCTCCGCAAGGAAGAAAAGCCACCGGAGGACGCCGCACCACAAAACAATCCCACGCCCCCGCGTGGCGGGATGCCCCGCAAGGGCTGGTCCGCAACTCGCTGGTAAGGAGCGCCCATGAATATTCCGAGTGCGATCACCGCGGGCGATACTGTCGACTGGACGGACTCCCTATCCGATTATCCGGCGACGACGTGGACGTTGAAGTATTCCCTCTGGAAATACGGGAACGCCGTCATCCTGATCATCGCATCGGCCTCCGGGACCGATCACGCCGTCGCAGTGCCCGCCGCCACCTCGAAGGCGTACGCCGCAGGGGAATGGCAGTGGACCGCCTACGCGGAGAAGGGGTCCGGGGCGACGCTCGAGCGATACACGGTCGCCACGGGCCGTGTCACGATCAAGCCGGACGTCGCCGCCGCCAACGCCTCGGCGGACTTTCGGTCGCATGCGGAGAAGATGCTCGCCGGAATCGAGGCGACGCTGCTCGGGCGTGCCACCCGGGCAGAACTCTCCCTTACGATCAACGGGAAGGCGATCCAGTACATGAAAACGAAGGAACTTCGGGATGAACGCGCGTATTTTCTGAGCGAGGTCGCAAAAGAACAACGCGCCGAAAGCGGTATTAATCCCGGCCGTCGAATAATGACGAGGTTCGGACCATGAGCATCATTCGGACCTTCCTGCGGGACTTCGGGTATCTCCATCGAGACGATCTGCGTAAGTCGGCGAGGGGATATTCTGCCGCATCGAGCAGCAGGCTCCTTGGCGACTGGATCATGTCACCGGTTACGGCCGATGCGGATATTCGGGCGGGACTTCTTGCAGTCCGGACGCGCGCGCGCGACCTGGCGCAGAACAATGATCTTGCGAAAGCGTATCTCCGGGCGATGAAGAAGAACGTCGTCGGCTCATCCGGTTTCGCGCTCCAGGTCAAGGCGATGGATTACTTCAACGGGAAGTTGGCTCCGGACAAAGCCGACAACGATTACCTTGAGCGTTCATTTTATGAATGGATGAAACCCGAGACGGCGACTGTCACCGGCAAATTATCATTCCGTAAGGTCCAGGAGCTTGTCATAGAGACGGTCGCCCGGGATGGAGAGATCTTCATTCACCTGATGCGCGGGGAGAGAATCAATCAATTCGGGTTCACTCTGCAGATCATCGAACCCGATTATGTGGACGAGAAATACAGCGACATCATGAAAAACGGGAACATCATCGTCATGGGCGTAGAGATGACCCTGTATCGCAAACCGGTCGCCTATCATGTCGCCGAACAAAATACTTCACTCGCGCTGTACGGTTCATTTTATGTCGGCGCTCCGTACCGAAGGATTCCCGCCGGGGACATCATCCACATATACGACCCGGATCGGGCCGATCAGACGCGCGGGATCTCCTGGATGCATTCGGGAATGGTGAGTACCCGGCACCTTGGGGGATACATCGAGGCGGCGGTCGTAAACTCCCGCGCCGGTGCCTGCAAGATGGGATTTTTCACGGATCCGACCGGAGACGCAGGAGAATATCAGGGCGACGAGACGAAGGCGGATACCGGTCTGCAAACTGATATTGCCGAACCGGGCACATTCAAGGACATCGGCCGGCATGGGTTCACTCCTTACGATCCGAAGTACCCGCATGAGCAGTTCGACCCGTTCACGAAGGCGATGATCCGGTTCATCGCATCAGGTCTCGGTGTTTCCTATCAGACGCTGTCCGGGGATCTATCGGAGACGAGTTACGCTTCCGGCCGCCAGGGACTCCTCGAGGAGCGGGAGACGTACAAGAGCGCTCAGGAATTCATACGGGAAACGTTCCTCGACCGCGTCTATGCCGAGTGGCTCTATATGGGACTTATGACCGGCCGGTTGAATCTTCCCTTCGCGAAGTTCAAGAAATTCAATTCGCCGAAATGGACCGGGCGGCGTTGGTCGTGGGTCGACCCCCTCAAGGACGTTCAGGCGGCGAAGGAAGCCCGGGCCGCCGGGTTCAAGTCGTCCACGCAGATCATCAACGAGGCAGGCGGGGACATTGAAGATACCTACCTTGAAATGGAACAGGAGAACGCCCTGGCGTCGGAGCATGGTTTGAAGCTGGATTATGGAGTGAAGCCCGAAACTGTGCAGACGAATAAGGCCGATATGGACAACGAGGACCAGATGGCGGGCAAGCCGAAAAACAAGGGGAACGGAAAGGCTACCGCAGCGAACGACTGAACGGAAAAGAGGCGCAAATCTGGAAAGGGCCGGATATCCTCCGGCCTTTTTCTTTTGGAGGTACGGCGATGGAAATAAAGGAGTTACTGAGCACGCTGAAAAAGGAACCGATGCGACGGGCGTTGCAGATCGGCAGGGAGATGGTCCGCTCGAAGGACAGGACCGTCGATCTCGCGTTCTCATCCGAATTGCCGTACGTCCGCTGGTGGGGGATCGAGATCCTGGACCACTCTCCCGGCGCGATGCGGATGGACCGGGCGAAGGACGGGATCGCCGTCCTGTACAACCACAGCCGCGACTCGCACCTCGGGATCCTCGGAGAATGCCGCTGCGACCCCGACAAGGTGGGCCGCGGCGCCGCGCGTTTCGGCAAGGGGCCGCTCGCGTCCGAGAAATGGCAGGACGTGGACGACGGAATCCTCAAGGACGTGTCGGTCGGCTACGAAATCCACTTCATGCAGGAGATGGATCCGAAAAGCATGACTCCTGAGCTGATGGAGATGGCGGCCCGGGAAAAGCTGCCGGTCTATCGGATCACGGATTGGGAGCCGTACGAGTGTTCTTTCGTGACGGTGCCCGCGGACCCGACGGTCGGCGTCGGGAGGGCTGCGGAAACTGGAACGGGAACGGAGCAGGAGAGGGATGTGAAGGCGGTTCTGTCCGGAATCAAACCAACCATCGAAATAACGAAGGAGGAAAGAATCATGCCGGACGACAAAAAGACGCTCGAAGAGATCGAGCGGGACACGCAGGAACAGCGCAAGGCGGCCGCGAAGGATGCGACCGAGAAGGAGCGGCAGCGGGTGCAGGGTATCAACGACATCTACGAGAAGTTCAAGAACTTCATCCCCGAGATGGCCCGCCGAAAGGCCGTCGACGAAGGGATGCCCCTGGATATGTTCAGGGAGTACGCGCTGGGCCGGATGGAGGATCCGAAGCCGGTGAACATGCCGGTCGCGGAGCTCGGTCTCACGAAGCGGGAGGTCGAGCAATACAGCATCTCCCGCGCGATCCTCTCCCAGGTTCCCGGGGAGAAGGTCGATGCTTCCTTCGAAATGGACTGCCACAAGGAGCTTCTGAAACGGAACATCGAAACGAAGCAGAACGGGATCCTCGTACCCTACGACATCTCGCGGAAGTACACCGATCCTCGCGGAACACGGTGGGACGGCCGGCGCGATCTGTCACTCGCCAGCGACGCGGCCGGGGCATACCTGAAGGGGACCGACCACCTCGGCTCGGAGTTCATCGACGTGCTTCGGAACGCAATGGTGATCCGTCGTGCCGGCGCCCGCGTCCTTTCGGGATTGCGCGGCAACGTCGCCATCCCGAAGCGCACCGCCGGGGCAACCTCGTACTGGGTTGCCGAGGGCGTGGCGCCGACGGAAGGTGCGAATACCTTCGCACAGCTCACCCTCACTCCAAACAACGTGGCGGCCTTCATCGACTACACGCGGAACCTCCTGCTCCAGAGCAATCCGTCCATCGATGGACTGGTCAACGGGGATCTCGCGCTGTCACTCGCCACGGCCATCGACCTCGCCGCGTTCCACGGGGCGGGAACCGACGAGCCGCAGGGGATCGTCGGAACCGACGGTGTCGGGGCAACGACGGCGACAACGGTGTCGTTCGCCAAGATGCTGGACTTCCAGTCCGACGTCGCGGCGGCGAACGCGCTCGCTGGCTCCTGCGCCTACGTCACCACTCCGGCGGTCGCCGCGATCCTGATGGCGGTGCCGAAGTTCTCGACCGGAGCGGCCATCGCATCCCCGGCGCTCTGGAATGGGAACATGCTCGAAGGAACCGATGTCTGCGGATTCCGAGGGTTCGCCACGAACCAGATCACGGCGGGATACTGCATCTTCGGTGACTTCTCCCAGGTCGTCATTGGCGAGTGGGGAGTGCTCGAGCTGCTCGTCAACCCGTTCATCCTTTCGTCCATCGGCGTGATCCGGGTCACAGCGTTCCAGTCGGTCGACGTCGGCCTCCGGTATCCGGGGGCGTTCTCCGTGTCGACCAGCGTAACCGCCCCGGCGTAATAACCTGACGGCGGAGTGACGTGGCACTTGATGTTATCTCGGGGGGCCGGGCATTAGTCCCCGGCCTCCCCTCTTCAAAAGGAGTGGAGAACATGGCGAAAGAGATAAGCGCAAAGATCAGGATCATAAAGGCTTGCTACGTCGGCAAGACGGCTCGGAAGGAGGGCGAGATTCTGACGGTTTCCGATAAACTTGCGCGGGAACTCGCCTGGATGAAGAAGGCCGAGCTGGTCAAACCCGAACCAGTCAAACCCGAGCCCGCCCAGACCCCCCCGTGGAATATTCCCGACGCTGTCGATGCGACAGTGGACAAGGGCGACGAAAAGACAAGCAAGGGAGGAAAGGTAAAATGAGAAACCGACTGCTGGCGGCATTGGCCGCAACGATGATCTTTCTGGCTGCTGGAACCGTCATCGCAGAAGATCTCTACAACAACACCCTTGCGGTGCGCTCCATATCCCCGGCCACCGTCTCCAACGACGACAACATCGTCGGGCAAATCATCGACGGGCGGGGATACTCATCCGTGCTCTACATCATCAACGTGGCGACCGTGGCCGATACCGACGCGACGTTTACCCCGACGCTGGAGCATTGTGCCGTTGACAACTGCTCGGACGCGGCAGCGGTGGCGGACGCCAACTTACGTGGCACCGAGGCGCTGGCCACGTTCGGTATTGCCGATAACAATGCCGTGTACATGCTCGAATACGCCGGATCGAAACGGTATACGCGGCTGACGGTTACCCCGGCCAGCAACACGGGCGCGGCCACTTTCAGCGCCATCGCAATCAAGGGCTTCCCGCAGTACAGGCCGGTCGTGCGGTAGGAATCGCACATGATTGACCTTGGCCCCTTCATCGACGACGTACTGAACACGGACGCCTTCGGCCAGGAGGCCCTGTGGTCGCCCACCGGGGGAGCGTCGAAGAAGATCAAGGGGGTGTTCGAGAACCCCTTCACGGCCGTCGAGGGCATCGGGGATGCGGGAGTCCCGTCTTCGATGCCGTCCTTTCTCTGCAAAACCTCCGCGGCGGGTGACGCCCGTCGAGGGGACACGTTGTACCTCCTCGGGACGGTCTACTACGTCGAGGAAAACCGTCCGAACGGGGACGGGTTCACCACCCTGATACTTTCCAAGGAGGCGTGATGGCGCTGAAGCGCGATCTGGTCATGCAGGCCGTCTCCGCGAGGATGGCGACCATCCTCGTCTCGAACGGGTTCCGCTCAGACATTGGGTCGCACGTCATAGAGTGGCGCCCGCAGGTGTTGACGGACGGCGGCGGCGGGTACGTTCCGACCGAGCAGGAGGAACTTCCGGCGATCCACGTCCGCGACACGAACGACCAGGTCTCAGTGGCCGACCTGTCCGGCAACGAAGACCATGAACTGACTCTCGAACTCGAGATCGCGCACGAGGCCGGTGCGACGGGGCAGACGATGCGGAAGCAGGCGCAGGACGTGAGAAAAGTCATCGGGGTCGACAGGACGTGGGGCGGCCTCGCGCGAGCGGACTACAAGGACCAGGCCATGACCATGAGCACAGTCCGGCTGAAGGCGGAGCAGTCGTTCTTCCGCACGCTGATCCGGACGCAAATCATCTTCACCACTTCCGCCTTCGGCGAAGAATAGGGGGACGGTTCCATGACAGAAGCGATTGCAAGTTTGGGCGTCTTGCTCAAGCGCGACGGGAACACGGTCGCGGAACTCACGAAGATCGGTCCGGTGGGAAAAACCAGGAAGACGATCGACTGCACGAACATGAACACCACGGGGGGATACGAGGAGTTCATCGGAGGGATGCGGAGCGGCGGCGTAGTGGCCGTCGAGGGGAACTTCATCGCCGGGGACGCGGACGGGCAGATGGGGATGCAGACCGACTTCGACGGTGAAGCCGCGCAGGACTTCATCGTGGTGTTCCCGACCGCCATCACCGCGACCTGGACCTTCTCGGGCGTCGTGACGAAGTTCCAGACGGACTTCTCGGTGAACAACAAGGTCCCGTTCTCCGCCGAGATCCAGATCAGCGGGGAGCCGGTCCTCGCGGTCACCGCGTCGGCGGGACTCACCACGCCGTTCTTCGTCGTTTCGGAGAGCGCGGTCGTCACCCCGGACGAGTCGGGCACGAAATACGAGTACATCGCGTCGGTCCTCACCGCCATCTCTTCGGTGACGGTCACGCCGACCGCCACCGCCGGGGTGATCCGGGTCAACGGGTCCATCGTCACCACCGGGAACCCTTCGAGCGCGATCGCTCTCGGGGCCGCGGGGTCGATCACGGACATCACCATCACCGTCACGGAGACCGGAAAGGTCGCGACCACCTACGTCATCCACGTCGGTCGCGCGAGTTCGTAAGGGAGAGCGCAGTAAACGAACCCATGCGCGGGGGGGAGGGAGTTCCTCCTCCCCGCGGTAATGTGGAGGAGAGAGGATGCCATTCGCCCCGCACGATTCGCTGTGCGCTGATTTTTGCATAGTGCTCGGACTCGACCCCAAGATGGTCAGGAAGATCGTGTTGACGATGGAGCCGGAGGATGTCGTTACATTTGAGGCGCAGATATACCCGAGCAAGGACGGAATCAGGGGCGTCGGGGAGATAATCACGAAGCGTTGCAAGATCGTTCCAATAGCGGAACCAGTTGAGGTAATAGGTGCTGAATATATCGAATACCAGAAGGAGGAAGGATGAGGCCGACGATCAAGACGGTGAAGATCGAACTGGACAAGGAACGGACCCTGCGCTTCGATTTCAACGCGCTGTCGCATTTCGAGGAGGCCACCGGGCTGAACTCGCTCGACGCCTCGGTTTGGAAGAACCTGAACGCGCGGAACCTGAAGGCCATGTTGTGGGCGGCCCTGAAGCACGAGGATGACGCCCTCACGCTGCCGCAGGTGGGTGCGATGCTCCACTCGGGGAACGTGAACTACATCACCGAGAAGATCACCGAGGCGTACAGGGCGGCGGCCCCGCAGGGAGACGGGGAAGAGGCGGAGGACGGCGACGGAAAAAAGGACCCTCCCCCGACTGGCTGACGCTCTGGTCGGTCGGGAGATTCGACCTCCGGCTGTCTGAAGAGGACTTTTGGAAGTTGACACCGAGAGAATTCGAATCGCTGTCGTTCCGCAGGCGCAACGAGCGGGAGGGAGAGGACTACAGGACCGCCGCCATCGTCTGCGCGACGTACAACGTCTGGCGCGATCCGAAGTCGGATCCGATCACGCCGGAAGACATACTCGGGAAGAAGAAGGCGAAGAGTAGGCAGTCGCCGGAAGACATGCTGCTGATGGTGCAGGCGCTCCACAAATCTTTCGGAGGGAAGGACCCGGTGGGATGAGATGAACGAGGGAATCCTTTTCACCATCGGTGCCGACGTCACTCGGATTCAATCCGATATGGCGAAGGTGTCCTCCGTCATGGGGTCCTCCGTCTCCAAGATGGAGGGGATGTTCAACCGTCTGAAGGGTTCCCTGGCCGGGATCATCTCCGTCGGCGCTCTCGCGTTCCTCGCGAAGGACGCGATCAACACGGCGGACCGCGTGGAGGAGATGGGCCGGACGTTCGGGATCGCGGCGAGTGAACTCTCGACGTACATGGTCACGGCGAAGCAGTCCGGCATCGAGACGGAAGGTGTCGGGAAGGGGCTGAAGTTCCTCGCGAAGAACGCGGTGGATGCCGCCGCGGGAGGCGAGAAGACTGCCGGGACGTTCCGCGCGATGGGGATAGACGTCAGGGACGCGAGCGGGCAGGTCAAGCCGCTGTCGGTCCTGATGGACGAGGTCAGGGGGAAGTTCAGCACGTACGAGGACGGGGCGGAGAAGGCCGCGCTCGCGACGAAACTCTTCGGCAAGGAAGGCCAGGCGATGGTGCCGTGGCTCTCCCAGAGCGTCGAACAGATAGAGCGCGTGAACAAGGTCGCCAGGGACTTCGGGAAGATCATGTCGGATGAGGCGATCGGAGTCACCGCGGAACTCGCGGACAACCTCGACCTGCTTCAGTTCGCCGCCGAGGGGATGGCGAACCAGTTCGTCGCTGGAATCGCCCCCGCGCTGAACCAGGTGTCTACCGAACTCGTCGCGTGGGCGACCGAGACGAACGCCTGCAAGGTGGCCGCCGACGCGCTCGTCGAGGCGGTGAAGGTTCTCGTGGGCGCGGGGTACACGGCCGTCCTCATGTTCAGGATGCTCGGGACCTCCCTCGCGGGATTCGCCGCCGCAGCGGTGGCCTTCTTCTCGGGGGAGATGGGGCAGATCGGCGGCATCTGGTCCGCCACGATGGAACAACTCGACTCGGACATGGGGAAGTACGGCGACTCCATGTCGAAGTTGACTGGGGAGAACACGAACCCCGCGGGATTCGTCGGACCCGTGAGGCCCAAGGTGATGACGAAGGCTCCCGTCGTCGGAGAGGGGGCCGAGGGCGATTACGAAAAGATCAGGAAGAAGATCGAGGAACTGAACGGCGCGTCCCTCTCGGGACTGTCGAAGGAGTTCGCATCGCTCGACGCCAAGGTCTCGTCGTTCGCCTCGCAGATTCAGAACTCGAAGACCATGACCGGCGCGCAGCAGGCCGAACTCCGCGCGCTCGCGGAGGCCACGGCGGAGGCGGCCAAGCAGACGGCGTTCTCCGCGTCGATCGACAAACTGAAGGCGTCCGAACTCTCGGGGATGGCGAAGCACTACCACGACATCGACAAGCAGGTGAAGGACTTCACCGCCGCCGTCCAGGGGAACACGAGGTACACCGCCGAGCAGAGGGGGGAGATGATCCGGCTCGCCGAGGTCGCGGGGGAGGTGGCGAAGGACACGTACTCGGCAGCCGCCGCGCTGAAGTTGCAGAACGACCAACTGGAAGCGGAAACGAAACACCTGAAGGAAACCACGGACGCCATGATCGCCGGTAGGGAGGCAGCGGAAGCCTTCTTCAAGTCCGACGCCTCCGGGCTGACGAACGCGCTCGACGCGTTGTCGAAGCAGGCGGAGTCCGCGATCCAGTCCCTCATCCGCGCGTACGACATAGACGCCGAGACGCCGCCGCCGCAGGAGTTCATCGAGGCGCACGCCGCCATCATCTCGAAGTTGGAGAAGCGAAAAACCCTGCTCCTGGAGTTGGGGGGGATCGAGGCGAAGCAAGCGCGAGAGCGGGCGGAATACTACGCGGCCTCGGGGATCGCGATCGACGCGGAGGCCGAGGCCATGAACGCGCAGCGGGAGGCCATCTTCGACGTGGCCGTGAGGTACGGGGACGTGACCGTCGCGATCTCGATGCTGAACGAGGGGATGCTCGCGCACCAGCAGAGGATCGAGGACACGCAGGCGTACGTCTCCGCCTTCGTGGACGTCTGGAAGGAGGCGTACAAGTCGATCGGAAGGATGGCGCTCGACGTCGGCATGGACATCAGGGAGGGGCTCGTCGGCGCTCTCTCCGACACCATCCTCGGCGCGAAGACCGCGAGCGAGGCGTTCTCGGCCCTCGGGAAGGCCGTGCTGAAGATGATCGTGGACACTCTCCTGAAGTGGATCGTCAACCGCACGATCATGGCAGGATTGGAGGCAATGTTCATCGCCGGAACGGTGGAGACGACGACCTTCGCAGCCGCCGCCATCGGTGCGGCGTGGATCACCCCCGCGTACCTGGCGAGCGTGGCGACGCTCGGTTCGGCGGACGTGGATGCGCTCGCGGCTCTCGCGTTGGGCATCGCCGGGGCTCAGGGCTTGCTTCTCGCGTCGAAGGGAGTTCAAGCCGGACTCGGAGGCGGACTGTCGGACGCGATCGGCGGAGGAACCGGCGCGATGTTCGCCTCGGGGAGCGACTTCGTTCCGAAGACCATGACCGCCCTCGTTCACATGGGGGAGCGCATCCTGACCCCGGAGCAAAACAAGGACTTCACGCAGTTCATCAAGGGCGAGGTGCCAGGCTCGAACGCGGGCGGGGACGTGTATCTCGACGGGCATCTCGTGGGAAGAATCCTTGAACGCCGCGCGGAACGGTACGGCGGGATGAAGTTGAGGTTCACATGAGAATCTACCGGGAGAACCACGTCGACCACGTAGACACCACCATCACCGCGGCGTCGGAGGCGGCGGACCTTCCCGCGTCGAACCTCCGCGATCCTGATCGGGGGAACGTGTACCGAACCGGGGCGTCTTCGACGGATGAGGCCATCGTGTTCGACCTCGCTTCCGCCAAGGCAGTGCGGTCGGTGATCATTCTCGACCACACGTTGACGGCAGGCGACAGCGCGATCGGGCTTCAGGGGAACGACACCGACTCGTGGGGGACTCCGGCAGTGGACGAGGTGATCACCTTCGCCGAGGGGACGATGGCACATCACCTGTCGGCGGAGGAAACGTACCAGTTCTGGCGCGTCATCTTCACAAAGTCCGCCTCCGGTGAGACGCGGGACATCGGGAGGATCTTCCTCGGGCCGTATGACGAGATGGCGCGGGGGCCGAAGATACCGGACGGCCTGGACATCACCCCGGTCGACCTGTCGCAGACGGACCGCGCGCTCGGGGGCAAGACTCACTCGGAGATCAAGGGGCAGTATGACAACATCATCGTCGACTTCCCTCCGATCGGAGACGCGCAGATGGACCTGCTGAAGTCGCTCTCCGAATCGTGCGGGTCGCACACCCCGTTCTTCGTGTCGATCGACCCGACGAACGAGCCGGTGGAGTTGCTTTACTACGTCAAGGCGAAGTCCCTGAAGGGCAGGAAGGTGAAGATGTGGGGATCCGCTCCGGTGTGGGACACCTCGCTTGAGATGAACGAGGAAATCTGATGACCGTGCTCACCGACAGGCTGGACTTCCCTAACTCCCGCAAGGTGTTCCTGGTGGAGCAGACCGCGGGGGAGCAGTTGAACCTATGGACGCTGGCGACGGGGCAGACCTACACCTATTGGTGCGCCACCTCGCTGCACGTGGACGACGTCCTGGAGAACGGGGCGTCACTGGTCGAGCAGGTTTCCATCGTGGACGCGGAATCGAACGCGGGATCTTTCTATTGGGACCAGGCCGCGGGGCTGGTGTACGTCCACTGCACCGGAGACGTCCTGCCCTCCGGGATGACGATCCAGGCCATCGTCTCCTTTGCCTTTTCCACGGAGGGGCGGGTTTACAACGATCGCTACTACGACCCGAGGATCGTCTCCTTTCCGTCGCTGTCGATGCGCGTCGAGCGCGTGTTCGGAGATCCTGGGCAACTCGGCTCCGGGGCGATGGTGTACTCGAACCGCGACGGGTTCTTCGACCTCCTGTCCTCCCTCCAATGGGACGCGGGAAGGATCGTCTTGAAGATGGGGATCGACGACCCGTACCCTCCGTACGCGCAGGCTGCGTACGCCGAGTTCGACACCGTGGGGACGTGGATCGTGAACGAGTGGAGCAAGAGCGACGCGGAGTTCACGGTGGAATTCGAGGAGGTCAAGGCGGCGACCAAGGTGAAGGTCCCGACGGACCACTTCACCCGCGAAGAGTTCCCGTTCATGCGCGAGGAGGACGTCGGCAAGGTGAAGCCGATCGCTTACGGGCAGATTTTCGACGTCGCCCCGATATGCGTCCACGTGTCGGAAAAGCGGTTCAGAGTGGCGGGTCACTCAATCCAGGGGTTCTTCGGCATCAGGATGAAGAGCGCCGTGTCGGGGTATTGGGTCAACACCGTGTTCGGCACCATCGACAACTCCCTGGCGGAGTTCACCGTCCCGGCGTGGGACATGAAGGCCGAGATGTCGGTGGACTTCTTCGGGAAGATGATGGAGGACGGGATCACCTTGATGGACAACCCCTCCGACGTGGTGAAAGACATGCTGCAAACGTACCTCGGCGTCACCGACGCCGAGATCGACGCGGCGTAGAGGAGAGCGCGTGGCTGATTTTATCTATGTGGCGGACACGTACAACCATCGCGTTGTGAAACGCGCCCTGCCGGACCTCGCCTATGATTCGGAGGTCGGGTCGGTCGGGTCGGGAAACGACCAATTCCAATATCCCATAGGGATGACGGTGGTCGGTGGGAACATATACGTCGCCGATTCTTTCAACAACCGGATCGTTGTTAGGGCAGAGGTAGACCTGTCGTTCGTGTCCGCGCTCGACACCTTCAACGGGTCGGACACTTTCTCACATCCCGAAGGAGTGGACAACGACGGGACGTATCTGATCGTCAGCGACACGAGCAACTGCCGGATCATAAGATTCCTCCTCGCGGATCTTTCCTACGTCGATGAAGTCGGGTCCTTCGGCAGCGGCGACGATCAGTTCAATTCGCCGAAATTAATGACTAACGATGGGACGTATCTGTACGTCGCAGATCATTTAAATAACCGGGTCGTGAAGAGGCTCCTGTCCGACCTTTCCTACGTCGGGCAGGTGGCGGCGGTGGCGTATGCCCTGGGAGTCGCGAACGACGGGACTCACCTATACGTCACAAAGTGGAACGCTGGCGTGGTTCAAAAGTTCCTTCTCTCCGATCTTTCGTTCGTCGCCGAGGCGGGTAGTTATGGAACCGGAAATGAAAACTTGAAGGGACCTGCCGGGATCGCCACCGACAGCACGAATTTATACATCGCTGATTCTGAAAACAATCGCATCGTGACCCGGCTCGCGTCGGACCTCTCCCTCGTCTCGGTGTTCGGGTCGAGCGGGTCCGGCGACGACGAGTTTAACGTCCCGCAGGGAGTATGGTCCGGAGAGGTCGCTGGTCCCTCCCCCAGACCGCCGTCCTTCGACACGACGCGGACGGAACTCATCGGGCAGGCGCGGCTGTCCGTCTACCTCAACGAGGAGGTCGAAGCCTTCGACGTGTTCTCCACGCTGAACGCGGCGGTCGCGTCGTACCTGTTCAACGATCACCTCGGAAAGTACCGATACGTCGCTTACGTGCCGCCAGCAGGCGCCACCCTTCCTCAGTTCACGGAGGATGAAATCTTCTCCTTCGTCGAAGACGTGGACGCGTCGAAGATCATCTCTCGGGTGAAAGCGAAGTTCCAGCACCGCGTCACGCAGGATTACTGGCAGGTCCGGTTCGTGGACCGCCCGCAGTCGCAGCATCTCAAGCGGTCTCCCGTTCCGATCCTGAAAGAGATCGAGTTCCCGTTCGTCCAGGCGTCCGATGGATTAAAGGGGGGACAGCGGGCCGTGCTCATGGAGGGAGTGCCGCAGAGGGTCTACAAGGCCAAGGTGTCGTCTAAGGGGTGGACGCTCCTGCCGGCGGACTTCATCCAGGTCACGTACGCGCGGCACGGGATCAACGGCATCTTCGAGGTCCTGGAAACGAAGCGGGACCTAAAGACCGGCAAGGTGGACCTGGTGGTCGGGGGCCTGCGCGGGATCACCGGCGGAGGAACCAGCGGAGGGTTCGGGTATCCGGGCCATTGGTGCGACGACGAGGTGGTGGTCGTATGACCAGGGGCGGGAGGTAGAGGCGGATGGCGATAGAGTTCCCGGCATCTCTCGGAGGCGGGTCGGCGGAGTTCTGGGACGCGGGCTGGACCGACGAGCAGAAGGCATACGCGAAGCAGAACTTCGGATACTGGTGCGACGAGGACGGGTTCGCCGATCCGGCGGACCCCGAAAGTTATCTCTGCTCGACGTGGGCATAGGAGGGAAAGATGCCTCTAAAGGATCCGGTCGCCAGACTTATATATTTCAGAGAGTACAGAGAAAAGAATAAGGAACACCTTCGGGAGATAGCGCGAGTCAATGCGGCGAAGCGGTACAAATTAAACCCGGATAAGCATAGAAAACACTCCAACGCATGGAAAGAGAAAAATAAGGAGACATCAAAAGAGAAAAGGATTGAGAAAAAAAGAAAATATATAGATTTCTTGAATGAAATAAAAACAGACTCTGGATGCGTTAAGTGCGGGTATAAGGAGAACCCGGCGAAATTGCACATGCACCACAAGGAGCCAGCGAGTAAAGCATTCGATGTGTCGCACGGGTGGCATTATACGATGGCGGCGGCAGTTGCTGAAATAGCAAAGTGCGAAGTTCTTTGCGTTAGTTGCCATGCAATAGAGACGAAGTGTTGGGAGAATAAAAAATGTGGATAGACATGACAAATCCGATCGTTGGCGAGGCCACGAAGAAGGTGGCTTTCGCCGACGCGGTCATCAACAACCTCGTTCACCTGTTCGCGAACATGGGAGGGGCCGGAGGAGGCGGAGGCGGGAACCTCGTTCCGAACGGCGATTTCGAATTGGACGCCAACTCGGACGGAGTACCGGACGCGTGGGATCTGACGGAGTATACCGCGGGGTCCTTCGCGATCGACGAGACCACCCCAGGACAGGGGGCGCGAGGTATCAAGTTCACCTCACCGGGAGCCTCTGGCGGCGGCGACCTGCAATCCACGGACTTCTTCGCGGTCGGTCCAGGGAAAACCCTGTGCGTCGACTTCATCCATTGGGCATCCGTGGCGGGGATTCATAACCGCGTAGAAATCCGGTGGTATTCAACCGCGCTGGAAGCAAATTACATCTCCACGACCGGCCCGCTCGGTGACGGCAATCCCGACATCTATGATTCGACCGCGAACCCGACGTCCATCGCGAGACACGTCGGGTACGCCACGCCTCCCTCGACCGCTCGGTTCGCCAAGTTGAAAATCATCGGGGCGCTGAACGACAACGCGACGGCGGGGGTTGCGTACTTCGACGACGTGAACGTGTGCGTGGTTACGGAGACGCTCGGCCCCGTTCTCTACGATGGGCTTCTTTACACCGCCGGAGGATGGGAGTTGGTGGCGAGATACCCCACGACGGATCCCATGTATTTCGATCCGGCCTTGTTGCCGAGCATGCGCTTCGCCGCCGCCATCACTCAAAATGGGGGAACTGGTCAGCACGCGTACGTCCGAGTGAAGATCGGATCAAATTACTCGAACGAGTTGAAGCGGGACGGCAACGGGGACACCAACGGAATCCTCGAGGTGAGTCTCGCGGGGATTCTCGGGACGCGGTCGGCTATCGAGATCCAGACGAACGTTGGAAGCGCCGCCCTCGGGTATATCACCGTCGTTCAACTCATCCCCTGACGGATAACGCTACCGCGCGGGCAACGAGACAGATGATACAGGAGCACCACAAAACAGCGGGAGGGCAAGGCCATGAAAAAGTTCTTCGCGATGCTGCTCGGATTCACGGGAAAGATCGAGATGAAGACGTTGTACGAGGTCGAGTGCTTCGGGCCGGACGGGAAGTTGAAGTGGCGGGACGGCTTCGAGAACCTAGTCGTCACGGCGGGGCTGAACAAGATCCTCGACGCATGCTTCAAAACTGGACTCGCATCCCCGGCGTGGTACGTCGGCCTGAAGGACACCGGCACGGTCGCAGCCGGCGACACCATGGCTTCCCACGCTGGATGGGCGTGGATCGACAACTATACCGGCGATCGGCAGGCGTTCACTCCGGGATCGATCGCCGCCGGGTCGGTGGATAACTCCGCCTCCAAGGCCGTGTTCCCGATCACCGGGGACGACACGATCTACGGCTGCGGCCTCTGCGACAGCGCGACCGGCGACACCGGGGAGCTGTACGGAGCCGGGGACTTCGCATCCCCGCGTGCGGTGCTGACCGGCGACACGCTGAACGTGCAGGTCACGCTGACGGCGGCGGCGGCGTAACAACAGACGAGAGCGGGGCGGTCCTCCTGACGCCCCGCTCACTTTTTACCCGGAGGTTTAGATGTCCCTTAATTGCCGCCCGTGGGGGGTAAGGTAGATGGCGTTTGCTCACGTACAAGGAAACTCCGGGTTTAACGCCGGGTCAGCCAATACGCTTGCCGTAGCCCGAACCGGTGTGACCGCAGGGAACTTAATTGTTGCATTTGTGACACATGAGGGCGCAACTACAACTATATCCGTTTCAGATGGTACGACAACTTTCACTGCCGCCCCGAACAAGGGAAATATTTCGTCTGACTGTTGGGCGCAGTTTCATTATTTATTGGTGGCGAACGGTGGGGACAAGACGTACACGGTTACATTCGGCGCGAATAGGACGTACCGAAATCTAATTATAATGGAGTTTTCCTATTCCGGAACCGCCTCATACGATACCGGCAACAGCACCGCTGGCATTAGTTCTGGAAATGTCACCACGTCTGGATCGGATGCGCTTGGCGTTGGAGGAAGGACCGATTACGCTGGCGTAACCACTACCGACGAAAAAATAAACAACGTCGCGTCTACAGAACCAGCCTATTCCCCACCAACGGGCAGCATGGCGAGTGCCTGGTACAACATATTATCCGCAACGTTCACAAACGGGGCGGCCACAAATACATCAAACCTCTCTGGTGTTACGAACATCATTGTGTTCAAGGCGGCGGCGGCGGGGGGAACCACCTACAACGAATCCCTGACCCTTGCTCTCGCCGCCGATATGGCTCGCGGCGGGCCGCTCACTGCCATCAATGCGCTGGTCCTTGCCTTGTCCGCCGATCTGACCAGAACGAGTATCCTCTCCGCGATCAACGCGCTGATCCTCGCCGTCGCTGCCGGTAAAAACCAGACCGGGAGTTTGACGTTCGAAGAAGCCGTGGAATTGGCGGTGCTGGTCGAGAAGGTCCGGTCCGTCAGCGCATCGCTTAACGAAGCAGAATCTTTTTCTGTAGGCGTTGGGCTGACTCGCACGAGCATCCTCTCGGCCGTGGCTGCGGCCATGTTCGGAATCGTGTCCGAACAAGGGCAGACGAGCACGGCGTCGATGGTCGAGGCGGTAATCCTCTCGATGTCTGCGGCGCAGGATCAGTCTGGCGGGGCATCGTTCGAGGAAGCCGTAGAACTCGCGGTGAGCGCGGCGAAGGTGCAGGGAGCAGCCGTGTCCATGAACCCCGGCGTTTCCTTCGGACTGGTATCCGACCTTTCCCCGGGTGGGCAGTCTGACATCAACGCGGGAGCGTCTTTCGGAATGAACACCGGGCTGACGCTCTCAACGGTCCTTTCGATGGTCGAAGCCCATGCCTTCGGGATCGCCGTCGCCAAGGCCGTAACAGGCGGGGCGGATTTTAACGAGGCGGTCATCCTCACGATCAACGCTGCGGAAGCGCGGTCGGCGACGACCTCCATGAACGCCTCCATGTCTCTCGGAATCATGGCCGAGCAGAGCGACGGGACCGTCCTCTCGACGGACGCGGCGATCGCCCTGTCCCTCGCCGTGGCGATGCTGCAGGCGGGGAACACGGAAGTCGGTCCGCAGACCTACGACGAGGCGGTAGAGATAGCCACCGCGATGGGAATGTCGCTGACCTCCATCGGAACCTTCCACGAAGCCGTGACGCTGGCGACCGCGGCTGGCGTCGGTCAGACCGGGCAAACCGTCCTCGTCAACGCGCTCGTCCTTCAGGCGACGGCGGCCATGACACAGAACTCCGTGGGAACTCTGCTGGCGTCCCTGCACATGGACGTCTCCATGGGAGAGGCGTTCGGGACGGCGCTCATCCTTCAGGCGTCCGCTCTCCTCGGCGTGTCTGCTGGTCTTGACTCCGCCGGAGGGTCCGAGTTCGACGAATCCGCGGCGCTCGGCGTGAGCGCGGGGATGGCCCAGGCCCTCGGGTACTTGGTGAACGCAGCCCTTACCCTGAACGTCCAGGTGTCGAAGACTCAGGCGACCGTCTTGACGGCGGAGGCGCAGGTCGCGTTCTCCATCGCGTGCTCGGAGATCGACGAACTCGAGGGCGCGATGACCCTCAACGTTTCGGTCGGGCTGTCGATCGTCGCCGGCATGCAGCGTTGGGGAATCGTCCCGCAGATCGCCGCCGCGAAGCACCTCTACGACGCGCTCGCACGAAAGAGGGAGTACGACGCGCTCGCACGAAAGAGGGAGTACGACGACCAGTAGGAGGGGGCTATGGCGCAAGAGGCACGGGAACCGAAACAACCGTCGGAGAAGGTCTGGTACACGATCAACTTCGACGCAAAGGAAGCGCTGATCGCCGGGGACAGTCTCGCCACGCTTCTCTCCCTGGTCTGCGTGCTGGATCCCGCCGGGACCGTTGTGACGGACACGGCGATCGAGCCGGCATCTCCGACGATCGTCGGAAACAAGGTCACGTTCCTCGGCATCGGCGGGACGGACGGGCAGGCCTACAAGTACACGGCGAAGGTCAGGACGACGCTGCTCGAGGAGCTCGAGGAAGACCTGATCGTCCGAATTTTGGAGGGCTGACGTACGGAGCCCCGGTAAATAGTTTTTTACTAACGGCCCTTCGGGGCCGTTTTAATTCAGGAGATGCGATGCGCTCCAATTTCCGCGACTGGCTGACGAACCTGCGAGAGGACGAAGGGTTCAAGTCGAACGACTCCCGCGACCCGGGGAAGCGCACGGTGTACGGAATCTCCGAGAAGTATCACCCGGAGATGTTCAAGGATGGGAAGGAGCCGACGCTCGCGGACCTTCCAGACTTCTACCTGCGAGAGTACTGGATTCCGGGAGGGTGCGACAACCTCCCGTTCCCGTTGGACGTGAACCACGCGGACGCCTGCGTCAACCCGGGGATCGGAGCGGCGGCAAAGTTCCTCGAACAGTCCGGGGAACATAAGGACGTGCTGTGGCGCACCACGGAGTACGTCTTTCTGAGGCAGGAATACTACCTGGAGAGAATCCTAAAGAACCCAGCGATGTTGTACGCGCTTCGCGGGTGGATGCTCAGGACCATACGATATTGGAAACTAACCGTTGGAAACATGATCGACATGGAGGCCACATGAAAAAGTTGATCGTTCTTCTCGCGCTGTTCGTTCTGGCTCCGGTGATCGTTCAGGCGTGGACGATTTCCTGGGATCCGGTCACAACGTACACAGACAACGCCGCGATCGAGCCGGCGAAGATGCCGGTGAAGTACGAAATCAAGAAGGACGGAGCGGTCCTGGTGACTGGAACAACGGCCACCTCGTTCGTGTTTTCTGACACGGGGCACGGGCTGGTTCGTTCCTTCACGGCAAAAGCGACGTTGCAAACAGGAGAGGCATCGGCGGAGTCGCCTGCCTATTCGTGGACCGTCCCTTTGGGGGCACCCCGCAGCCCGGGCAATCTCCGGGTTGCTCCGTAGCGAACCGTTGAACTGAAAGGGGGAAGAAAATGACCTGGTACATCGTTGGATTTCTGGTTCTCGTGGCGACGTTCGTGGTGGGGTTTTTCGTCGGAGGCAAGCACAAGGAGAGGGTGATGAAGGCCGCGTCGGTCATGAAGGACGCAGTCAACAAGTTGTAATGTCCTGTCCTCGATGCAGTCGGGACGTTTCTCCGATGGAGGATGAGATCGTCCTCTACCACCTGAACGCGTTGATCGAGAACGTGAAGTTGCGCCCTCACAAGGAAGCCGAGGAAACAGACAAGGCTTGCGTGGCGATCACGGCGTACATCCGAGGCCGGGAGCGGAGATACTGGGAGGTGAAGTGATGGACTTCCTCTTGCTGGTGGCGATCTTCGTGATCTTTCTCGGCGTGGCCGCATTCATCAATCGGAGGTGATGATGACTTCTTTTCGCGACCTGATCGACAAGGCTCTCAACTGGTCCGGGGGCGCGTACGTCGGCCTGTCCACCCTCGTCGTTAACGGGATGGCGATCGCCGAGTACGCTTCTGGGACTCCGATGGTCGTGTCCTTCCCCGACGGGCGGTCGCAGATGTTCATCACGCACGCCGCCCCGCAGTGGTACGTCGGCACGATCGGCATCTACACCGTGATCCTCGGGTTGTTCTGGGTGGGACGCCCGGTCAACACGTGGGTCAACGCGAAGGCCGCGGAGAAGGGGACGCCTCCGGCACCGGTCGTTCCCGAACCGATACCGGGAGGTGAAACGGTCCCCATTCCCGCCGCGCCGAAGCCGGTGGAATAGGGCACCGAACGAACAAGGAGGTATCGTTGATGATGAAAGTTATCGGAGGCATCCTGGCGATCTTGTCGCTGTTCGTCGTTCTTTGGAAGGCCGACAAGTACGTGGCCCACGCCGAAGAACTGCGCCTCGTTGAAATGAGGCTCGACCAGAAGATCGAGGGGGACCGCGCCAAGATCCTTCAGCAGCAGAATTGGGAACTCAAGAAAGAGTACCGGGGGAGATCCATGCCCGTCGCGGTGGAGAAGGAGATCATGGACAACGCGGAGGAAATCGAAAACATAAAGGCGAAGTTGAATCCCGCGAGCACAAGGCCGAAGCCCGGTGCGAAATGAAAGAAAGCGGAAAAGGGATCCCTGCCTGGGCTGTGAAATGGGGCCTGATTGCCCTGTGCGTTATTCTTGCGCTTGTCTACTTCCGCTACGCCAAGGACTCCTGGAAGCCGTGGACGAACGAGCCTCGGCAGGCGACACAACCGAAGGAACCGAAGGAGATCCACACCATCGAAAGGATCCTCGTACCCGGGCCGGAAAGGGTGCGCGTCATTGAAAAGATAAAGTACGCCGACAAGATCCCGGGGGCGCTCACGCCCGCAACGATGCAGGACAACTCGGCCCACGTTATAGCCTCGGCCAAGATCCCGCCCTCCCCCGCGGGAGGAACCGCCTCGGCCATCCTGCGGACGGGTCCCGACGGGGTGGGAACAGGCAGCATCGAATGGAAGCCGGCCGACCCGCCGTTCTTCGCCATCCAGAAGGAGTTCGGAGTCAGGGGAGGGATGGGAACGGGGGGGCTGATCCTGGGCGAACTGTACGGACGCCCTGTTCGCCTGGGGCCCGTTACGGTAGAGATTCGAGCATTTGGAAAGCGTGACGATCGCTCCGGAGCTGATTTCGGGGCGGCGATCCTCGGAGATATGAGGTTCTGAATGGAAAACCCAATCGGACCCGGCCACCTTCGGATAGAGGACTTCGCTCGTTCGATGGAGGAGGCGACCAGCAAACTCGACGCGATCCTCCAAGGACAGAAGGACGCGAAGACGCGGATGGGCGATCTGGTCGCGGCCCTGAAAAACAAAAACGATTGGGACGAGTCGGTCCTCGCTCTGATGAACGCCATGGCTGAGCAGATTCTCGCCGTCGCGGGAGAGAGCACCGAGGCGATAGCCCTTGCCGACGCGGTCAGGGAAAAGGTTCAACTCGTCGAGAAGTTGCTCGCGGAAAAGACGTATCGTGCATTGCTGTCTCGGAGCGACAAAGAGAAGGGACGTGACGCGGATGACTGAAGGCAGGTCTGTCTCTCGTCCTTATGATGGCCCCGAGCGGCGCAAACTCGTGCGCAGGGAGATGATCCTCAAGGAAGACGATATCAGCGTCATAAAAAGCATTATCGCGCAGACCTTCGAGGAGAGGTACAAAGGGCATTGCCGATACGACATCGAGCCGGAGGACATGAAGGACCTGTTGGCGTTCGTCAGGGTGTTCCAGCGCGGAGCCATGGACATCAAGGGGGCGACCCGATCCCTGCTGATCAAGAAGGTGATCCCCCGGGTGATCATAGGAACCCTCCTCACCATTCTGGCGGACTACCTGGGGCTGCTGAGGCCCGTCCTCAACGTGGCTATGAAGGTGATGAGGGGGGGAGGGTGATCGGCTGATCGTCCGTACCCCGCCCGTAGCGCAGGGCTGGCCGTGTGGGGCGAACGGCCCCTTAAACGACCTCGGATAGGAAGGGTGGCCGGGGAGCCGGATTTCGCTCGAGGATGGCCTGTGGTGGAGCGGGGCGGTTTTGATCTAAGGTCGAATCAGGCGGCCAGCGACACGCCAGAGACACGGTTTTCTGATATGCTCGCACGGTGAATCAATTACTTACGCCACGAAAAAGGCAATCCCCATGTGGATGAGCATGACATGAAAGAGGCAAATTCCCTTTAATTATCGCGGTGCACCACAACCCCAGGGACACGCGGGGGGCATGGCGCATAGTTCCTCATCGCCACGACCGGCGTGTTCCCGAGCGCCTCTGCTACCGCCTCCCCGATCGCCCGCTCCTTATCCCGCCGGATCCGCACCGCCAGAGAATGCCGGGTCCCCTCGTACAGCGGGGCGTCGACCCCGGCGATCCGGGCCGCCCGTTTCCAGGCGTCGGACAGAACGCCGACCGATACCGGGCGACCGTCCTTCCCGACGAACAGGAAGGCCCCCGGGAGCTTCCCTTTCCCTGCCGCCAGTAGATCCGCGAACAAGTGATCAGATACCCGCTTGAACTGAACCTTCCCCGCCTTCGTCTCCTTCACCTGCCCCCGGTCCCCGATGACCTTGCAGACCACGATCCCGTCTTCCTGAACGTCCCCCGCCTGCAGCGCGACGGCCTCCCCGGGCCGGATCCCGGTTTCGATCAGGACGCGCAGGGCGAGCCGGTACCGCTCCGGGGCGGCGGCGACCACCTTGTCCTGCTCCGGCCGGGTTATCCACCGGACGATCCGGGTCGGCACCTTGACCTCCGGGAACGCGGGGACCCGCTCCAACTCCTCCCGGCGCTTCATCCAGTTCAGGAGCGTCCGCAGTGCGAACAGGACGGATTGGACGGTCTTCGGGCGGTAGGTCTTCAGCAGGCCCCGGTACAGGTCCTCGACCGCCCCCGCCCGGATCTCCCGCACGTCCACGTTTCCGATGCTGGCCTGAATGTGCCGTAGGAAGATTTCCTGATGGTCCGCGTAGGTCTTCGAGCGGGTTTCCCGGAGGTATTCGATCCACCGCCTCCCGGCATCCTCGAGCAGGAAGCCCCGGCGCATTCTTCGGGACCACCGGGTAGGGTCGAACGCCTTCGGATTTCGGTCGTAGTCGGCACGGATCGCCTCGAGGAGCCGGTGCGCGGCGGGGAAGGTTAGGAGCTGCTCCTGCTCGTCCGTGTAGACCCGGCCCACGTTCCCCTTGCGATCACGGAACCCCCGGGCGTCCACGTAGACCGCCGGGGCGGATACGCCGCAAGCGGAACAGACGACGGCCACCTGGCGGCCCCTTGCGTACTCGTCGCGCCACTTACCGCCACAGCGATCGCACGTCTTCCTTGCACGGATGGACCCCCGCATCGTCAACCCTCCCCAGGGTAGTGGGGAGGATACTACTTCACCGCCGCCCGCGAAGGCAACCTGGGGAGGATAGACCCCCACGGGCGACGGCGAAGGCTGGATCATCCGAACAGCTCCTCGCTGGCGCGGACTTCCCCGCGGCCGACCGTCACCATTGTTCCTCTACGCCGGTCCCATCGAGGAGCGTTTCGTCGATATACTCCACGTCTTTCTTCATCGTGAAGAAGTCCTCGTGTTTCATTTCCTTCGCTGTCGCCAACGCCGCCCCGAGGTCAACAGCTTCGATGGTCCTCTCCACCCACACCTCGAACCGCTTTTTGACGCGAAACTCCTTCAGTCCTTTTGCCATTGGTTTCTCCTTTTCTGCGTCACGCAATCCAGGGGTAGGGACAGGCCGGAGGCGATTCGGATCACTTCTTTTTCCTCCGAAACTCCGCCGCCTTCGGACACGTGGCGAAGTGGCTCGTCCCGTCCGGGTTGACCGGCATCGGCTTCTCCTTTGGCTTGATCCAGTAGATCAACGCCTTGCAGCCACGGCACTCCGCAGGGTTCGCGGAGGGCGGGATCTCGAAGGTGAGCGGCGAGCGGTCAGGCATTGAGTCCCTCCATCATCGCGACATCCCCGTCAGCAGCCTTCTTCTCTTCGGCCACCCGTCGCTTGATGTACTCGACAATGCGCCGTTTCTCGTTCCAGATCAGGACCTCTATCGATTCCATGATGGGGCAGTTCTCGCAGTCCCACACGAACACCCACCCGCCGAACATCGCCCATCCAATCGAGTCATCAGGGGACTCGATGAACTTTTCGGGTTCTTTCTTTGCTCTCTCTTGAAACTCTTCCAGTTCCCCCTCTTCCCACTCGAGGGCGCGGATTCCGCCAGCGAAGTAGCACTTCCCGCAACTGCAGGTCTGGTAAAGAGAGCCAGCCGCACTCGTTATCACATCCCTGAACGTCTCGCTGACTGTCGGCTCACCCATGCGTTATATGCCTCCTTTTCTGCTTCCCCGGGGGATGCCCCGTGTGGTAGCAGGGGCAATGTCGGCACTTGTACGGCCTCACGCCCCCGTCCGTCTTCCTCGCAGCGATCCACGCGGAGGACATCGTGGAGTGGCGGACCTTTCCCGAACACGACTTCGCGCGCAGGCGGCGCTTGGAGGCCATCAGGTGGTCGACTCCGGCTCACCGGCGAGGCCGCAGTAGCCCTTCCAACCTTCACCATCGGGAGTGCATGTATCCTCAATCCACCGCCACGCCATGCACTTGGAGGCGATGCAATTATATTTACCCTCATCGTCTGCGCGGACGACCGCCCCATATCCGCCGTCACAACAGGCCTTCCCCTCCGCTTCCTTCTCTGTGAGGATCATCTCTTCCTCCCGAGGATCCTTGCCGCCTCCGCTCCGCGGTCTTGGACCAGGTATTCCCCGTCGGCAAGGCCGAGCGCGGCCCTTGCCTTATTGATCCTCTCGGGCGTGGTCGGCAATCCGCCGATGAAGTTGATCTTGCAGAGCGAACAGACCGGCTCTCCCGTGACGGCGGAGAAAAGGTCATCCTTGCTTGGCGTCCCGCAGATTCCGCATTGATTCATGCGACCTTCCCCCCGACGATCTCGATCTCGCCGGCCCGCGGCGCCCCCACGCGCGACACGAAATACTGGAAGCCGTCGTTGTGCGCCTGACGTTCGAACGCGGCGAGGCTGTCGTCGTCGAGCTGCTCCACCCCGTCGATGCAGATGAGCTTGAGCGGAGCGTTCTCGGCCAGCGCGCGGACGATGGACAGTGCCAGTTCCATCTTCTCGGCGCCGGAGAGCTGGTCGATCGGGATCCCGCCGACGGTGATCTCGTCCCCGTCGATCTTCAGGCCCTCGATCGGCAGCTTCGCTTCGGAGAGGACCTGGGCGGGGAGCTCGTCGCGGAACTTGATGACCATCCCGTCGAGGGCGTCGGCCTCGGTCTGGAGGGTGTCCCGGGCGGCTTCGGCGGATTCGGCTTCACGTGCGATCTGTAGCATCCCCAACGCGGTTTGCAGGTTTACCTCCTCCAGTTGAAGCCCTCCGGCCTCGTCCGCACATTCATTCAGGCGGGACTCATCGAACGCCCCGGGCAGCCCGGGCAGCGTCTCCTGATCTAGCCGGATGTCCCTCTCCATGTTCACCACGTCGCCCTGGAGGCGGTCGATGTTCGCGGCGACCTCCCTTCCCACCTGCAGGTCATTCTCTGCGGCACGGAGAGCGAGGCGCAGGTCCTCGACCTTCTTCAGTAGGGAAAGGAGATCGGGGGATACTTCCTTGGCGAGGGCTTCCTTCGCCCGGGCTAGGATCCCCTGATTCTTCAGGATCCGATCCTCGATCTTTTTCCGGGTATCCTTCGCCCTCTCCGCAGCCTTTTTGTCGGCCTCCAGCCCGGCGATCCGGGTACGGTTCGCTTCCCGACGTTCCGCCAGCCCCTTCTCTTGTTCAGACAGACTCCCCTCGTCCGGAACCGGACCCTCCGGCACCTTCGCCCGGGCGGTCCGCGCCAGCTCCCGCCGGTTGACCAGCTCCTTGTTCTTCGCGGCCCGAAGCGCGTAGTAGTGCCGCCGCACCAGGTCGAACATCACCAGCGCCGGCCCCTCCTTCGGGATCCCCGGCACGACCTCCCCGGTGATCTCCACGATGTCATCGAAGGTCACCTTCTTGGCGATCGCTTCCAGCAGCATCTTCGTGCGGTCGGCCTTCTTGGACCGGTGGAACTCCATCGGATTGAACTGCGTGGCGCCGAGCAGGGAGGACAGGTACGCCTGCGGGGACTTCGTGCGCGCGAATCCATCGGCGTTCGTCACATCGACTCGCGACCCGGAAGCGGTGATCTTCCGCGCGACCCGGATCTCTTCCAGGTCGACGACGATCTCCGCCCGGGCGGTCCCCTGGTGGATCATGGTGGGGTCCGCGCCCTCGAGGCAGGCCCGGACGGCGTTGAGGATCGACGACTTACCGGCCCGGTTTTTCCCTGAGAAAACGGTAACCTTGCCGGGCTTGATGTCCGCTTCGAGGATCCCTGCGAAATTCGAGATGCGGAGGCTGATGACCTTCACTTGGCGCCTCCCTTCTTGTCTACCTTCTTCGGCTTTTCGGACGGCTCCTCCTGCGAACAAGCCGCGCATTTACGAGGAAATTCGCCTCCCTGATCGTCGTCGATGAACTCCCCGCAGACTTCACAAAGCGTTCCGTCGAGCATCATGTCGGATATTTCGCCCATATTACTTTCCTCCTCGGAGCGCCTTCTCGCGCTCCTCGCGGTGCTTCTCGTAAGCTTTCTTCATCATCGCGCTGCACTTCCCGATCACGTCCTTGCAGGCATCCCACCGGACCGACAGGTCCTCGAGCGAAGCGGCCCGGTTCAGGTACGCCGGGACATCCGCGGAGTCGGTCGGGGCCTTCTCTGTCTTGCCGAATGGCAGTCCTTCCTCTCCCTCGTCGGCGCCCGGCTCGCGCTCGGGAGTTCCGGCTTCCGCTTTTTTCCCCTCATCCGTGGGGGCAGAACCGGAAGTGACATCCTTCTTCTCGGGCTCCGTTGTCGTGGGGGGCGGGTCCTTCTTCGGATCCTCTTTCTCGGGCTCAGGATCGCTCACGATCCCGAGCTTCGCCTTCAGGCCGTCGACGCCCTTCGTCGGCGCAGACGGAACCCCGCCCCCTGATGGGATCTCCTCCTCCATCGGCGTGATGTCCACGATTTCCTCGACCGTCTTCATCCCCATAAGGACCTCGGGGGCGTACAGGCGGCCGAAGAATGTCGCGGCTCGGTACCGGAGCATCAGTTCCGGCATGGTCTTCCACTTGCTCCCGGCCTTGTCGAGCCAGCCTTCCTTCCTCGCCATGTCGATGGTGACGCGCGGGGATTCGAGGCGTTCTTTCGTGGCGTTCTCGGTGGCCCACGCGATGCACCCCTTGTCGTCTCCCTCGCCGGTCACGGCGAAGCGGAGCGGGGAGAACTTCCCGGTGGAGTTGATCGCCGCGATGATGAACTGCGCGGACCAGCCCGGCTTCCCATGGACGATGTAGAGGTTTTGCATGACGGCCAGCGGGGACGCGCCGATCCGATGCGCCATTTCCAGCGCGATTGTCGTGTTGGCGATGTTACCCCGGAAGATCTCCGGAACCAGAGCTGAGGCCGCGAGGAGGTTCGCCGCCCGTTGCATCAGGGCAAAACCATCCCGCGTGTTGAAGCTCATCTGTACGTCCACGATTTGAGGCTGCTGAACCTGGACCAACGCTTCTGCTGCTTCCGCCATGATCGTCTCCTCTCCTTTTCGGGGGTTATCGTTTTGCCGGAGTCGGTCTGAACACCCGGGGTCCCGGCCTGATGATGGTGTGCTGCGCGATCAGATCCGAGGGGGCGTTCAGGGCCCGCGCCACGGCCTCCCATTCCGTTTTCTCCGAATCCTTGTTCTTCCGCCAGAGCGCCTTCCCGCAGATCCCCTGGATCCCCTCCGCCTCGCCGATGATCGCTTTCAGGCGGTTCTCGTACTCCGTCTGGATCGCCTCGTCGGCCTTCACCTGGTCCTTGATGGCGAACAGATCCTTGAGGAGCTGCTCCGCTTCCTCGTTCGCGCCGATCAGGGGGAGCGTGTTCCGCTGGTACTTCTGAGCGAGATAAGCGGCGCAAGCTTCAGAACCGTCCAAGGCGGGCTCTTCATTCCCCATGACGTAGCGGACGAAGAAGGCGTCGCAGCGTGACAGGATCTCGTTTTCCAGTTCGAGGTCGCGGACGAGCCGGAAGACGCGGAAATCGTCGAACCCGATCAGGGCGGCATAATCCCATTCAGGCAGGTTGTGGACGGCCATTCCGATGACGCCCTGTGGAACATAATAGATGGGCACACCGTCCGAGCCGTCCTCGCCCCAATCGTCGGCCATGCGGGCGTCAACCGTCTTGCATTCAACGCCGCGTGAACGCCCGACCACGAGCCGATCCGCCGTGGCAAAGACGTGAAGGCCGCCCGGATGATAAACTGTGGTCATCCCGTCGCCGGTCAGTTCGACGCCTTCGCGCTCCGCGTAGAGTCGGGCGACAGGCTCTTCCAGAAGGCGTCCGACCTTGAGCCGGAGCGAATCTTCGCGCGGAGGAGCAAAGCCCTTTTTCTCGGCCCACACGCTGACGGGAGACGCCCACTTCGACACGCCAAGGATCGCGGCGGCCTCCGATGCCCCGATCCCCTTCTTTCGTTCTTCAAGCCATTCGGCCCTATTCATCTCGTTACCCTCTTTCGGCGATTGCTGTTCTGTTCGCTCCTGGTCGCCCAACGGCAGTTTCCCGGCTCATAATTTCCATCGTTGTTGATTCGGTCGATGCTCATCCCGGATGGCCGGCGGCCCATGTCGCGAAGGAATGCCTCGAAACTGTCACTCCATTCCCGGCACATCGTGATCCCGCGCCCGCCATAGTCTTTCCAGCAAGGAAGATTCTGGTTGAAGCATCTATTTCTTATCCTTCTCCAGGTTGCGAATTCGACAGTTTCCCCATTGCGGCTTTCTCCGTGCGTTCTTGATCGTGCAGAAACAAGTTCTCGGTTTAAGCAACCACAGGACCGTGTCCGCCCATATCTCAAGTGGTTGCCTCTGACAAGGGAGTGATTTCCGCAGTCGCAAACCACATTCCAATACGTGAGACCATGCTTATCGTTTTCTGCCCGGGAAAGAACGATCAGTCTCCCGAATTGTCTCCCTGTCAGGTCAATGGGCCTTGCCACTCTCGTTCTTCCCTCCTGGCTTCCGCCTCGTCGATCTTCCGGTCTGTCGATTCGCAATACTCGCAGCAGTAAAGCTGCTCCGGCTCCTCCGGGACGAACGGATACCCGCAGAGGCGGCAGGATCGTTTGGCGAGCGCGGCACGTTCGCGGGCGTTCATCCGAAGAACCCCGCAATCGCCACGCTGACGACTCCCACCACGAGCGCCCATAAGAGGGCGGACAGCGCACGCGCGGCGAAGGAGGTCATAACGTCTCCTTCAGCAACGCGCGGTCGATCACCTTCCGTACCCGCGCCACGATGCCATCGGGCGGCAGGTCCATGCGGGCGGCGATGGTGCGGGGCTGGTGCTTCCAGTACCACTCCGCCTCGCCGAGTGTGTTCACGGCGCGGAGTTGAACACGGTCAAATCGGTCGGTCATGCTGCCCTCCTTTTTGCTTCCCGCGTTGCCGTGGCTTTCTTCGCTTGCCTAATTTTTTCTGCGTCGAGGGCGTTCCTAACCTCGGTAGCAAGATCAACTTTTGGACTATGGCGATAGTTGTAGACCTCGGTAAGAATCCCGAGATAGTTCGGGACATGATATTTTTTCTTCATAATGCCGATGTTGCTTCTGATCCTTTTCGTCAGTTCGCCGATGTCCACTACTTTCGTTTTCACGACCTGTGATATGGTCCGAACGAATGGGGCCTTAGTGCTGTACGATATTTCGAGTGAGGAACAATACATGATGAGGTTACCGACTGCCTCTGCATGGTCTGGGTTTGGAATCTCGAAACTGCCATCCCTGATATCAAGATTGCTTTCGTATCCTGGTTTGCTGCTGCCGCCGCCTCCGCCAAGGTGGAACAAATAGATGCACGTTGACATCGGGATCTTGGTCTTCCGCTGGAAATCAACCAAAACTTGATAATTGGGGTTTTTGTTTTCCCGTGCGCGAGATATGACCCAATCCTCCAGCGTCCATGTGGGCCTTCCGCCGCCGCTCTCTCTGTCATGTATTGGAATTTTCAAATCGTCGATCTGGAATCTGACGGGGATTCCATGCTTCCTTGCAATGCCAAATCGGGTGTGTCCCTTAATGATCGTGTGCTTCCCGTTTCCGTTCTTCGGGTACACAATCATGGGTTCGGTTTCCCACCAAGCATCCCTTAACATCATCGCTTCGAGTTTATAGTAGACAGCGGTTCCCTCCTGTACGGTCCGGTTTACCTGGTGTTCCTCGAATAGGTCGTAGTTTTTCGTAGTCATAACTTTGTTACCCACGGGAACCGCCTCCTTCCGTCAGTTGGTTTTCGATCCAATCCGTCACCCGCTTGAATGCCTTTCGTCTCATCGGGTCATCTTTGCCGATCCTTTCCAGTTGCAGGATCGCGCTCCCTGCGTGATTCATCGCCTGCGAACCCAATAGCCATCCGTTCTTCGGCTCTTTATATTTCGGAAGTCTCTTCTTTGCCTTCCTTTCCTCGATCTTTTCAACAACCTCTTGGACGTGCTTCGCTGTCACCTTTCCCTCTGGGGCCGTCTCCACGGCTTCCTTCCACGCGGTAGCCTGCTGTTCCTTAGGGAGCGCGGCGAGAGGGCGAAGTTGGCGCTCGGACGAGGGAGTAACCCGTGGGTTACTTTCTGTGATAGCCCCGGATGCCTCCGCTGAATGGATCAATCTATAAGCGTGTACCTTCGTCATCCTCCATCTCTCCTTGCAATACACCTCAAAGGTGGGGTGCGAATCTCGGTAGAGGCGGGCATCCCGTATCGTCATCAGCGCGTTGCCCACCTCGTAAAAGGATGACAATCCCTTCTCGATGATCCGTTCGAGCGTCGATAATTGGACAGCCTCACTCTCTGCAACAACGTTCATCTTCACCCTCCCGTAACGAGTTGCCGCACCGCCAGCACGATGCGGAAGCCGCCGTACACCGTTAGCCCGAGGACCACCCACGCGCCGAGGGCAAGGAGGCAGAGGCGGATCATGGGCAGCCCTCCGCTTTGGAGAGGGCGGTTGTAATCCTTTCAAGCGCCCACTCGCCGCTCCTGGCGCATCCGACATAAGCGCCAGCAGCGATTCCCTTGCCAACGTATGCCTCGGCGAGCTTCAGCACCTCCAACAGTATCGGAGCGGCCTCAATGAGCCTCATGTCCGCATCGGTCACAATGATGTCGGGATGGCCATCTGAGCGGCTATTCGTCGGTTGGAGAATGTGCGCCGTTCCGTCCTCATTCAATAGCCGCCGCCATGAACAGGAGGTCCACCATTTCCACGGCCCAGGCGTATGGCTCATTTCCCCTCCCTCACCGCTCCCACCTTCTGCCAGAACGCCTCGCGTTCCTCCGGCGTCTCGGGATCGAACTTCCTCCGGGCGGCCTCGACGAATACGGGGTCCGGCATCCGGGAGGCGCGGTGTTCCTCTTCCGCGGGTGCGAACAGACGGTTGATCTCCGACATCGAGTAGTCGATCGCGACGACGCCGGGGCCTTCGCAGCGGGACCACATCCTGACCTTGTTGGGCTGCTTGCCGAAGATACCCGGTACCTTCCTCTCGACGATCCAGACCCGGCCCGGCGTCCGGCATCCCGCGAGTTCCGCGAAACGATCACCGACCGCGACACTCTTGAACCTGATCCCCATCGCCTTCCTCCTTTCGGTTGTGGTCCCGGCGGGGCATCCTGAGTGCCCTACGGTGGCGCTTAACGTGCGCCCCACCCGCCGAGGCGGGGGAGTCCGTAACGGACGCCGGGACCTGGTGCGGGGCGGTGGCTGGTGCGTATTCCAGCATTTAACCGCGCCTCATCTTTTTGTGTTCACTGGCGTGGCATGGCCTGCACAACACGACACACTTGGCGAGTTCTGCAATCACAGAATCCCTGGCGTGGGTATGTCCATTCGAGATTTTAAAAAGCTTAGTCTTGGGATCGGCATGGTGATAACCCAGTTGCTCTGGATCGGAGTTATAACCGCAGACAGAGCATCCTTCTTCCAGCTTTTTGTTAGCGATAAACTCAACATATGCAGCGTAATACGCAGCGTAATAAGCTGTCATCTTCTCGCGATGCATGACGTAATAAGCGGACATATTCTCGCGATGTATGGCACGATACCGGGCATTTTTTGCTGCAATTTTCTCAGGATGCGCAGCAGCATACCGAGCATCACATGCAGCTCTCTTCTCGGGATGTGCGGCTCGATACCGAGCTTGACGCGCTGCCTGTTTGACTTTGCTCTTCATGTTGCCCCCTACCTTGGTGGGGACGGCGTCGGGGCGCATCCCGAATTTAAGGCCCATCCTTTCGGACAGCGCCGCCCCCTCTTGCGTGCTGGCGAGTATCTTCCCCACGGATTCGTGCGCGGCTCGTTCTCCGATAGGGGCCATATGTTCCCTGCCGATCCCTACCCGCTCGCTCGACTTCCCGATCCCGGTTCCTTTTCGCTATCCTCCCTCTTGGCAGGGGAGGGGCCGATGCGGCGCCCGAAGGCAGATCGGCAACTCTTCGCTACTCAGGCAACCCGCCGGGGTGCGCGTCCGCTCTCAGCCCGCTTCCGGCAACGTGTCCCGCCAGCACTTACGCAATCTCAATGAGCAACCTGCTTTGCCCGCGCCCCAAGGTTGGGCGCTTTCAGCCGGTACCATGTGCTCCGGCGGGCCGTGCCACTTCCACCTTCCGTCTACGGCTGTGCTGCGGTAATAGCGCACGCCTTAGCCATTCCGTCCCTATGGGGATTGGAGCAGGGTCGGTCAATGCGCCGTGACTTTATTTTTTGATATTGGATGCGGTTTTTCTCTTTTTTACATGTTTTGCATTTAACTAAATACTTGCCCCTCTTTTTTCCCTCAATGTACGTATTGTCTGTGGTTAGTTCATGCCCGAAGATACAATGACTTTTTTGTATGCTAAATCCTGCGTCTGCCACTCTTGCAAATCTTCCCCAATTTCTCCCTATCCGACCCTTTCGGACGCAATCTTCAAAATTGTCTCGTTGGGTGCCAAGAAATAAATGATCTGGATTAACGCAAGTCGGATTGTCGCATTTATGTATAACGTTCAGCCCCTCAGGGATGGTTCCGCGATGAAGAATCCATGAAACACGGTGTGCCATCATGCGGGCCTTCCCTTTGTCCATGGAATGAAAGAGCACAATTTGTCCGTATGGTTCCGTATTATATTTATAGTCCCGCACCAAGGCCCCTCGCCATATCCAGCAATCAGCGTCCTTTTCCACCTTTTCCCAAAACCTTTTTTCGAACACCTTCCTGATCGCCATTCTAACAACCCCTTCCTCGCAAGCGATGAGGCTGATTCCATTATCCACAAATGGAATCAGGTGTCAACATTTATTTTCTATTGACGGAATTATTTTTTTGGTTCATATTGGCCCCATGAAGCTGAAACCATACCTCGACAAGATGGGGCTGTCTAAATCCGATTTCGCCGAAGCGTCCAGCATCCCGTTGCCCACCGTGTACCGCCTGATCGACGAGCCGTGGCGCACCCCTGACGGGGAGACCATCGCCAAGGTTGTGCGGGCAACCAATGGGCAGGTGGGACTGTTCGACCTCGTGGAAAACGGTAAACCCTCAGCCGCCTGACGTTCCATAAGGAGTACGCCGGATTGCAGACCGTAGGCAGTAATCGCCCAAGCGGATTCATCCGGGAGTACGGCCCCGCCGTGTTCGAGGCGCTGAAGGTTAAGGCGGGGAAGCGGTGACGGTCTCTTGCCCATATCTTCACAAGCCCGAGCCCTGCGCGCGCAGACAGAACTGGACGACTCCGGCTCCGAGCGATTGCCGGGAATGTGATTTTAGGGGGCGGCCGGCTACATCCACCGAAGCAGCAGCCCCGCCCGTGAAGACCCGCCCGAAAACCGAAACGATTACTCCGCCGAAGGAGGCCCCCGTGCCGAACAAAATGACGCCGAAGGAGAGGTGCCTCGCGCTGCTGGCCCGAAACGGTTCCACTTCGCCGAGTCTGATGATGCAGCGCTGCCATATCTCCTCGGAGGATCTGAAGGCGATCGTCGCCGAGGGGGAGATCAAGGCGTGGCCGTACCGTGGCATCCGCCAAAGGATGACGGTGATCTACACGCTTCCGGACGCGAAGGACCCCCGCACGAAGGAGATGCTCGGGGGAGGAGTCGCGAAGTCGGAGAAGAAGGTGGCGCCGGCGAAGGCCACCGAGAAAAAGCCGGCGCGCGCCACGGGTGAACCTGTTGTTCGCAACAGGAAGCCGACCCCCTCCAATGGCTCCGGCTCAATCGCGGCGGTGATCGCCGACCTCGAGGCTCGCCGCGCGGAGGCGCTGGACGCGGCAGAGAAGTACGACCGTGCGATCGATACGCTGAGGGCGCTGGCGTGAAGAACCTTCCCTGCTCCTGCGGCATCGTCACGCCCGACCCCTTGATCGTCGGCATCCAGGACGGCGTCGACGATCTTCCCCCACAGATCCTATGGAACTGCCTCAAGGGATCGACGCACGGGATTTTCAAGCCGCTGGCCACGCCGGAACAATGGAGGATCGCGATGGACGTTGAGGATGCGGTCAGGCCGAAATCTCCAGAGATGATGGTGGGAGGCCGCCCGTAGATGGAGCCCGCCCTGCGCCTGCCGATCTACCACCGATGGAAGGGCCGCAGATGATCCTCCGCGCCGACGCAAGACATATCCCGTTGCGCGATGAGTCCGTTGACTCCATCGTTACCGATCCTCCCTATGAACTCGGTTTCATGGGGAAGAAGTGGGATTCCTCCGGTGTGGCGTACAGCGTGGACGTGTGGACCGAAGCGTTGCGCGTCCTTAAACCGGGCGGGCATCTGCTGGCGTTCGGAGGGTCCCGCACCTATCACCGGCTGGCATGTGCGATCGAGGATGCGGGGTTCGAGATTAGAGACCAAATGCAATGGATTTTTGGTCAAGGATTTCCGAAATCCAAGAATATAGGTTGCAGATGTGCTTCTGACGGTGTACGCTATAACCATGAGACTACATCCCAAAACATGCGAGATGTGCGGGAAATATTGGACGCCGAAGAACCGGTATCAGTCGAAGAGAAACAAGACGTGCTCAAGGCAATGCCTGAATCGCCTTCTACGAATAGTGGCTGGCATGAAACCTGCCCCAGTACAGGAGCACAAGGGGAAGTCGAAGGCAACCTGCTCAGTATGCGGCACGGTGTTTTGGAGAAATTCAAGGCATCTGGCGAGAGTGTCACTCCCGGTTTGTTCGAGGATCTGCAACGGGAAGGTAAGGGCCAAGGATTTGATCCACTTCTCGGGGAACTGGAAGGGGAAGCACAGGCCGGGGAAATACGGCCCGAAGAATCCCGCGTGGAAGGGCGGGGTGACGTACAAGAGGCCCCACGGGAATTACAAGGGCGTGAAGTATGTCCGATGCCCGGAGAAGTTCAAGGCGATGGCCCGGAAGGACGGGTACGTGATGGAGCATCGCCTGATAATGGCCGAGAAGATCGGGAGGCCCCTGCTCCGGTCGGAAGTGGTGCATCATCGAGATCACAATCCCGCAAACAACACCCGCAAGAACCTCCTGATGTTCAATTCAAACGGGGAACACAAGAAGGCCGAGCCGAAACTTGCCCGAAGTGCGGGGGCCTGATTCAGTACAAAGGATTCGGGACAGCCTTAAAACCAGCACACGAGCCGCTTGTTCTCGCCCGCAAACCCCTCATCGGCACCGTCGCCGCGAACGTGCTGGCACGCGGGACGGGGGCGATCAACGTGGACGGATGCCGGGTGGGGACGGACGGCGGATGTCAAGGCGTAGGCGCAGGCGCAGGCGCGAGAGTCTTCACCAACGCCCTGAACGGAACATTCGCCCCACCGGTGCCAGGATTGGGCCGCTGGCCCGCGAACGTCATCCACGACGGGAGTGAGGAAGTTGAGTCCCTATTTCCACAGACGACAAGCGGCGGGGATGGAGACAAGCGCGGCGGCTGTCAATTCTTTATGGGGGGCGACAAGCGGACGGAACCCGCCTATGGGCAACCGCGAGACTCCGGTTCCGCCGCCCGGTTCTTCTACTGCGCGAAGGCGAGCAAGGAGGACAGGGATTGGGCGCTGGAAGGGATGGAGGAAAGGAACGCCGACAATCGGCACGCCTATTCCGGACTTCCCGATTTACGGATGGACAAGGTGCAGGAACGCAAGTCGTCCCGCAACCACCACCCTACGGTGAAGCCCCTCGACCTGATGCGCTACCTATGCCGCCTCGTGACGCCTCCGGGCGGGGTCGTGCTGGATCCGTTCGCAGGAAGCGGATCCACACTCCGGGGCGCGTTCCTCGAAGGATTCAAGCCCATCGGGATCGAGTTGGACGCGGAGTATTGCCGCATCGCAAGGGGCAGGATGAACCTGCTGACCCCGGCGATGGCGGGGTTGATGGGATGATCGCCATCCGTAAGGTCGACAAGTTCTGGTTCGTGGACCTGCTGGCGGGATGAAGGGAAAGGCTTTTTACAACGAGATCGACCCGCGGGGTGCGGCGACCCTGCGGGAGCTGATCCGGAGGGGGATCATCGCCCCCGGCGACGTAGACGAAAGGAGCATCGAGGATGTCCGACCAGCCGATCTTGCCGGGTATGCACAGTGCCACTTCTTCGCTGGCGCTGGCGTCTGGTCTTACGCCTTACGGTGCGCCGGCTGGCCCGACGACCGCCCCGTGTGGACTGGATCCTGCCCTTGCCAGCCTTTCAGCGCGGCAGGCAAAGGAGCGGGGGTTGCTGACGAGCGGCACCTATGGCCGGCGTGGGACTGGCTCATCGGACAGCGCCGACCTCATGTCGTCTTTGGTGAGCAGGTTGAAAGCGCGGTCCTCCATGGCTGGCTCGACCTTGTTCAATCTGACCTGGAAGGAAAAGGTTACGCCCTCGGGTCGATCGGTCTACCTGCTGCGGGCTTCGGTGCGCCGCACGGCCGGGCTCGGATTTACTTCGTGGCGGAGTCCGGCGGCGGGAGACTCGATCCGGGGTGTTCATCCGAACCCGGATGCGAGGGCGGGGCGGCATTCACTGAACAACGAGGCGGCGTTGTCTGGATGGCCGACGCCGGATACCCGACCGGATGCACCGAACAGCGGCACGAACCGGGGGAAGAACTGGGGCGGGGAGAGGCCGCGCCTAACGGTGCAGGGGCTCGGGAACGCGGCGCAGTTAGCGACTTGGCCGACACCTCGAACCCCGACAGGCGGCCCGGAGAGCGGGGAGAGGAAACAGGAACTCGGCCGGACGGAGAGCGGCGGCGGGGATCTGCAAGCGGTCGCTCTGATGGCATCGTGGGCAACCCCATCCAGCCGGGACTGGAAGGACACCCCGGGTATGAGCGAGACGGGGACGAACCCGGATGGGAGCAGCCGGACGCGTCTCGACCAGCTCCCGCGCCAGGTGCAGTTAACGGTTTCTGGGGGGGGGCAGAGTGGATTCCCTGCCGAGATGGAAAAGCCCGGCCAGTTGAACCCGGCACATTCCCGCTGGCTCATGGGGCTACCGCCCGTGTGGGACGACTGCATCTGTACGGCAATAGCATCGTTGCCCCGGTCGCGGAAGCGTTCGTGAGGGCGTATATGGACCTGCTGGCGAGAGCGTGAGGGAGGGGTAGCCATCAAATACGTCAACCATATGTCGAGTTCCGTGGAAGACGAAAAACATGAGGCCTTAATAGAGAAATGCGGCATGGAAGGGTATGGCGCCTACTGGGTCGTGGCGGAGAAGATCGCGGCACAGATCCGGCCCGAATGCGTGTCCACTTCCTTGACCCTTTCTTGGCGAAATTGGGCTCGCCACCTCCGAACCTCGACTCAAAAGACGCAGTTTCTGCTGAGGTCTATGAGTGAGGCTCGATTGGTTAGCCTTACCGAGTTGAACGGTTCCGTCAAGGTTGACATGCCTAACATATTGAAATATGCGGACGAATATACCCGCAAACTCCTGACAAAATCCCGACAAACTCCTGACAAACTCCGGAGCGACACCGGATCCCCGGCAGTACCGGCCTTACCGGCAGTACCGGAAGAACAAGATCTTAAACCTATTGCTCCGACTCCGGAGAAAGGAAACGGCTCCGGGTCGAAGCCGAAGGCATGGGTAAATCTCATTTCCTGGAATCAGGACAAGGGCTGCTTCGAAGGGATCACCCCTGAGATCGTCGAGAAGTGGGAGAAGGCGTACCCGGCGGTGGACCTAAACTCCCAACTGAACAGGGCCGATGAATGGCTGAAAGCAAACCCCACGAAACAGAAAAGTAACTACTACCGCTTTGTAATCAACTGGTTATCGAGGGCGCAGGAAAGGGGCGGGAGGTAATGGACTACGCAAGAGCCGTGCAGAGGGCGCAGGAAGAGGATCAGAAAGACACTGAAAATAAAGGGATAAAAGGTCAGTGCGCCTTCAAGTCTCACTTCGGACAATGTGGGTTGCGCGGGACCATCGGGACCTCGGGGGCCAAAGGTGGAACCTGGTATTGCTCACTCCATAATCGGGTCCTTTGCCGAGAAGTAGATGGCGTTGGAAGACTTCACGACTTGGAGGGGATCCGGATCCAGAACAGCATCGACGGAATGCGGCGGGTGATCCGGATCGAGCGGGAGCAGGGAGCTACCAGGTGGGATCACCGATCGATCGAGGAATGGTGGGAGCGGGCCGACGGAACGATCCAACCGGCGCCTCTTCCGGCCGGATGCGCGAACGTGCCGGGCGAGAAGGGGCCGAACAGTGGGGATGTAGATGATCAATTGAAGCTCATTGAAGCCTGACGAACCGCACCCCATAAAAGAGAAGGAGGAAGAAATGCTCGAAAGTTTCGCGCTGAACGGCAGAGTCGGCGACATCGGCATCAAGGACAAAACGATCGAGGTGAAGCTCGTCTTCCCGAACGACGAGCGGACGCAGGACGAGTTGGCGTTCCTGTTCCCGATCAAGAAGGGGTTGGCCACCGTCCGGATCATTGCCGCGGTGAATGTGGGGTACACGCCGGGCCGGCGCCGGTCCGATCGGGACGAGATGGGCACGCCGCTGTTGCCAGGGGTGGTCGACATGAACGAACTTTGCCACGCCTGCGGCCGGACCGTGGACTGCGTGAACGAGCCGTTCTTCGCGAAGCCGGTGGACGGCGGCAAGGAGATCATCCTATGCGATGCGTGCTACCGGGTGCCGCAGCCGGAGGAGATCGAGACGCCGCCGGCGACAGAGGGCGCACCCGGGGATCCGCCGGCCGATGGTTCCTCCCCCGCGCAGCTCGAGCAGGCCGCGGACACGATCCTCGAGGGGGACCCGCCTGCGCCGAAGGTCTGCGTTTCCTGTGGCCATCCGCACGGCGAGCCGTTCGTGAAGGAGGGCGGGGAGAAGCGCGTGAAGCATCCCTGTACGACCGTCGAGGGGGACGCGGGAGTCTTCGAGCGGTGCCCGTCGTGCGGCGCGATGAACCAGTTCCCGGAGGAAGGGGGCGAGGGGTGAAGGTTCGCCCTTCAGAGATCGACGTGGCGAAGGGAATCATCGGTTACCTCACCGGTCTCCAGTGGGAGGTGTTCCAGGAGGTTTCGATTAGCAGCGGCGGCCCACGCGCCGACATCGTGGCGCGGCAGAATTCCATCGTCTGGATCATCGAGACCAAGACGACGTTCGGGCTTCCGGTGATCGAACAGGCGCGGCGTTGGGAAATATATTCCCACTTGGTCTCCGTCGCCACCCCGTCGCATGTCGGTGAGTTCGGGAAGGAGGTCTGCCGTCTCTTTGGCGTCGGGATCCTATCGGCGGGCCGCACCTATTCGGACGGAAGTGGAACGACAGAGGTCCTACGCCCCAGGTTGAATCGACGCCCACTGCGGCTCCCGAAACTATGTGAGGAGCACAAGACCTACGCGCCGGCAGGGACCAACGGCGGCGGGTACTTTACCCCATACAACCGGACATGCCGCGACGTGCTGTCTGCGGTGACGCGCGAACCGGGGATTACGATGAAAAAGCTGGTCGACATAGTCGATCACCATTATGCCAGCGACACCACGGCCAGGAACTGTCTGCGCAACTGGATCAAGTGGGACAAGGTGCCAGGCGTCGAGATCCGATACGAGGGAAACAAGATGTTCGTACACCCGAAGGAGGCCACGCCATGACCTTCATCCTCGACACATCCAAGGTCCGCGAGCTGGCGAAGCCGTCGCACGCCCGCTGTCACGGGAACGGTATCTCCGGGTACACGGGCGGCGGGACGAAGGCCATCGTCTGCCGGTGCGTCTGGCGGGCGCTGGAGGCGAAGGGGGTCCACCCAGGGAATGCGTCGGCGGTGCGGAAGGCGCTCGGGAGAGAGGAGGCGGTGGTATGAATCCGAACTTTTACGCTTGGGGCATGGCGATCGGGATCGTGTTGATGCTTGGAATTATCGCGTTGGTTTGGTGGTCCTGCCGTGAACCGAAGCCTAAGGACGACCCAGATGCCTTTGCTCACACAAAGGACGTGGCTTCCTGTGACGGCTGCGGGTGCCTGCTTCTCAAGGGGCCGAAGTATAAGCAACCGTCGAGCGTAGAGTTGGATATTTGGCGCAATTATCGTGGTGGGTTGTGGATTCTCGAACCTGAGTGGAAAGAAGTTATACGCGAGCACTACCTATGCCTCCGCTGTCAGGTGGACGGGGTGCCTCCAGCGAAGATTGCGGAGTCAATCGATGAGGCTCATGCGGCGCGGGAGGCGAAGGCGTGCTGATCCTCGGCGTCGACCCCGGGCCTCTGCGCTCCGCTGGCGTCCTGATCTCGGAGAAGTTCGAGGTCGTCGTGGCGGAGGTGTTCGGTAACGAGATCTTGATCGGCCACGTCAAGCGCGGCGCTTGGGATGGGGTGGCGGTCGAGTCGATTCAGTCGTACGGGATGTCGGTGGGCCGCGAGGTCTTCGACACCTGCTACATGATCGGGCGCATCCAGCAGGCCTGCAAGGACAAGGGGATGCCCTGCACGCTCTACCCACGGCAGGAGTACCTGCGCAGGATTTGCGGTGGAAGCCACACAAAGGATTCGATCCTCCGCCAGGCGCTCGAACTGCGCTTCGGCGGGTACGGGGAGACGGCCACCACCGAGGTGATCCCCGCGGGGGAGGAGGGCGCCGGGATCTACATCAACGGTCCGCGGAAGGGGCAGCGGCGCGTCCGTACGGTGCGGATCCCGGAGCCGCTCCACGCGCTGAACTGCTCCGACAAACGCAGCGCGTTCGCCGTGGCCACGTACCACGTCGACGTGACAACGCACGAGAGGAGGACCGCGAATGTACCGCGACCTGAAGCCCTGCATCCGGTGTAAGGGGACTGGCAAGGTGCCGATTGAGATACTGAGCCAGGACCGCCAGGACCACACGGTCATCGGGATGGCGAAGTGCCACGGATGCGGGGGCACGGGAAAGGTGCCGGTGATGCCGCCCACCGAGCTGGAGCGGATTCTCTTCGGCGATCCGGACGCAACGCCGCCGCAGGGCGTGATCTATGAAAACGAGAAGGAGGCCGCGAAATGAGGCTATACCGAGTGCCAATGTTGAACGACTACCCAGAGTTCCGCGGCCAGTTTCTCTTCAGCACGATGTCCTCCGAGCTTGCGTTCCTCGACGCGAAGGGCCACATACACCTGTTCAAATCGGAGATCCAAGGGGCGATCTTGGCCGCGTTCATGGAGCGGGAGGTGCGGCCCGCGCCGGAGCGCGAGCACGAGTTCCTGCCGAGGATCAATGAGCCGACACCCGCCGTCGTCCGCACGATGGTACCCATCGAGGCGTACGTCTCAAGCATCGAGCGGCTGGCGAGGGCGATACGCGGATGACGTTCCGCCCCCGACTTGTTCCTTGCCCGAACGGATGCACGACGTTCCTCGGCGAGGAGAGTCGGGGCGTGCGGGTCGAATATGCGACGAACCCGGATTGCCCGCTGTGCCGTGGACGCGGCGAGGTCATCGAGATCGAGAGGGACGGGGAACCACGGGAGAAGGGAGATTGAGGACCCTCCGTCAGCACGTCGAGGAAGCCGAGCGGATCATGTCGATCTGCGGCGTGAAGACCTTGATCCCCCATAAAGGACGGCCCGCACCAAAGCGGGTGAACGCGGACAACGAGCAGCTGGAGTACGCGACCGACGTCCGCAAGATCGTCGAGGAGAACGACCGGACGAGCTATGCGGGGGGCTACCTGCGGGCCTCGGACGACGTGGCGGGCACCTATTGGAACTCGATCCCGGAGCACTCGGTCTGCCCGCTATGTATGGGGCGTGCCCCGGCGGAGCGGATCGGGAAAGGGAAGGTGTTCTGCAAGCCTTGCGGGTCGTTCGTACATCCGAAGAACCTGCGGGGGCTGGTGGCGGCGGACATCCGGGCGATGCGGAATGCCTTGATCAAGGGCAAGATCCGATGCAGGGCGGGGAGGGGGGAGCGGGAATGACCGAGGTGCGCTGGCTATCCGGCTGGAAGCAGATCGCGCGGCATTTCCAGGTGAGCCGCCGTACGGTGATCTCCTGGGCCGATCGCCGTGGGATGCCAGTGGTCCGCGACGGAGGCACCGTCAGCGCCGAGATATCCGCGCTCGATCGGTGGCGGAAGGAGTGCAAAACGGTGCAAAGTGGTGCAACGGAGTGCAGAGGCGCAAATTAATGTTGCACACCCCCCTTAAAATGTTGCAAATGAGATCAGGATGGAAGTGATGTCGATATACCACGGGGCACGGCCCCAACGGTAGAGCGGCGGTGAGAGCCAGGCGGGGCTGAAAGTGCTTCCCGCCGGTCAATAAGGCGCGCGGACTGGAAAGGCTCGGAGACGCCCTCCGGGCCTTTCGCATTTTAATATTTGCGTATACGATCCTCCCATTAATAAAGGGAGGTCGACCATGCGCCAAAATATTGCCATGCTGGCAGCTCTCGCCGTCCTGTGCTCCGCCTGCGGAGGAGGCGACGGAGGAAGTTCTACTCAAGTCGTGACGCCCGTCGAGCAATCGCTGGTCGGGTCGTACTCCTCCACGACGTGGGATCGCGACGGTGTGACGCAGGGTGTCCTCTCTCTGGAGATGGAGATCGGGAATACACAGATCCGGATTACCGGATCAACGAATCCTGGGGATATGTTCATCCTGAGCACGGTCTGCACCTACACCGCCAGCAATGGCGGCCTGCTGGCCAGAAGCCCAGGCACGGCAGTCTACGGGTTTTCCTATCATGGTGCCGGAACGCAGTTGAGGACGTGGCATCAAGCGTTGATGTCCGACGTCACCACGACGGTCTACTGGACAAAAACGAGCGACAGCACGACGCTGCACTGACCGTACGGCAGCATCCGATATACCGAAAGCCTCGGCCCGAAAGGTCCGGGGCTTTTCTATTTCCCCACCAGGAGCCGAGATGGCCGTCGCGATCCCCGCCGGGCTGGCCTGGAGGAAGTGTCGCAGGCTCGACCGTGAGATGGCGTGCCTACGAATCCGGATCTCCCCGGCGCACGGCAGAGAGCGGACGATCCGGAAGTGTGATGCCTGCCCGGTGGGCACGAGCCGAGCGAGATGCCTGGCGATGCACGCGCGGCGCGTGGACGCGCTGATCCTGGGGGCGGCATGATTCAGCTCGAAGTAAAGGGGCTCGATACCACCCTCCGCTATCTCGGGGCGGATCTGCCAAAGCAAGCCCGGTACGCAACAATGCTCGCGCTTACGAGGACCGCCTCGAAAGTGCGCGATCGGCAATACTCCGAAATGCATCGGGTATTCGACAGGCCCACCCCGTACACGCTGAGGGCAATACGAGTCAAGCCTGCGACGAAGAGCGACCTGTCGGCCTGGGTGGGGTTTAAGAGGCCATGGGCGGCAAGGGCGGAAGAGTACATGCCCTCCCAGGTTGAGGGAGGCAGGCGCCCACTGAAGGCGCTTGAGTTGTTTATCCAATCTCGAGTCACAACGATGAGCCCGCAAGGTAAGCGTGGGGTATATCCAAAGGGGACATACTTCGTTCCAGGGCGAGGAGCGAGACTGGACGCCTACGGGAATATGTCACGAGGGCAGGTTCAACAGATCCTATCCGCTCTCCAAGCACACACCGACCAAAAGCAGAACGAAACGGCCAGATCAAGGAAGCGAGCCAAAAGGACTGTCAGTTATTGGGCTACACAAAGGGGCATTTGGGAGATCAAAGGTCAGAGCATGTTGATGGCGTTGGTGGCGGTTAAAGGAACGCCACTATATAGCAAGCGATATCCGTTTTATGAAGTATCGCAGCGGTTCGTAAGCGAGATATGGCCGGGAGAGTTCGAAAGGGCGTTCGCCGAGGCGCTGGCGACGGCGAGATAGAAAGAAGCAGGGTAGGCCCGGCAAGGGGTAGCTCCCCGCCCGACTCGTCATCGGGCAGCCGGGCCTTTCAGCGACGAACCTCGGGACGGGAGGGGAGATGGCAAGAGGTAGAGATCCAGAGAAGCGGAAGGCGTCGCAACGCGCGTTTTACGAAAGAAACAAAGAAAGACTTAAAGCGAAAGAACGGGCGAAGTGGCGAGTTGATGTAGAGCACAGTAGAAAGCGTATTAATGAAAGGATGGTGAAAAGGCGGGCAACGGAAGAAGGGAAAAAAGAAAGACAGGAGATCAGGAAAAGGGCGGCAGAAAGGAAGGGGAAAGGGTACCGAACTTCAAAAGAAAGAAGCGAACTCAAGGCGGCGCGGGAAACAGAGAAGGCTCGGCGCAGTGAAGAATGGGCGCAGCACGAGAATAAATGGATCGTGAGGTTAAAGAAAGAATTACCGGATCTTCATGACCCATCGCTCAGTATTAGTACTTTGGTTTATCGTGCCCGATATAACCTTGACGATATATTTAAGGCGCGAGAGATCGCGCGGGCGGCGAAATCAGACAGCAAGGCGACCCTGCTTGACGACGGGTCGCTGACGCCTGAAATTATGCGCTTACTCTTTACTCGTAAGGATTGCCCATACTGCGGGAGGCGCATGGCATCTCAGGATAAAACACTGGACCACATTATACCGCGATGGCGCGGAGGTTGGCATTCAAAGAGGAACGCCATCGTTTGCTGTTACTCCTGCAACAGCAAGAAGCGGGCAAAGACGCCAGAGCAATGGCTCGAATGTATTGATAAATCAAGGCAAGTCCATGTAAGGCGGGCATGGCAGAGCGCAGGGGCGGGAGAGGCGGCACAGGGTTGGCTTATAGTATCAAATGGATAATCATAATAATATCAAGCACTTGGGGTCCTCCTGGCAGTTTTTCGGATCAGGTATATTCGAAC